GGCATAGCCGTTATAACCCGACCCGCCCGAAGAGCCGAAAAAACCAGTCGGATATTTGCTGCCGCCGCCGTACCCGGCTCCAGTACTTCCGCCGGAAGGTTGGCCATTTGCCGCCGACACGCACCCGGATTGGGTTGAAGTGACCGTGCTGTTGACGTTGAAATTGCTCGATCTGCCGGTCGAGCTGTAGTTGGTCATCCCGGGCCATACACAATAAGACGCTGGCCATGTCGGGACGATATTAGAGCCAGTCGCATAAGCTGAACCGCCGCCGCCACCACCACTGGTGGTCCCCCCTCCGGCCTTGCCGTAGCCGCCGCTGCCAACGCACTCAACCGTATTGACTGGGTTCCAATTGCCGGGGTCGGCCATCGTCGAGACCACGCCGCCGGTGCTCAGCAGGAAAATCTGGGTCACTTACGGGTTCTCTTCACAATCTCGGCGACCTCATCCATCGACAGCGCCGCCATGTACTCGCCGCGTGAGATGCGCTGCATGATCAACGGCTCGCCCGGTCCGGCGAATAGCAGCAGGCGCGGGTTGTCGAGTTCCGCGTCGTCGTCAGGGTTGATGACCGCGATGACGCGCCCGGTGATCGCGCCGCAGATGACTCCGATGCGTTCGCTCGCCATCAGACCCTCATTGCCAGAATGGTGACGCCGAGATCAGCCAGCGTCGTGTCTTGAGTCGCCGGGGCGACTATTTGCAACGTGTCGCCAGCCGCTAGCGCGCCGCCCGCCCCGGCAAAGGCTGGCGTTGTGCCGCTGAAGGTGATGGTGCCGAGCGCCGTGGTCGATCCGCCGCTGATCTTGTTGAGAGTGAACGCGGCGCTGGCGGTCGCCGCCGTCACCGCAAAACCGGCGCTGCCAGCTAGCGCGGCGGCGATGGTCAAGGACATCGACATCGGCACATTGACCAAACCGCCTGCGGGCGGCTTACCCGCAAAAGGAAAGGCGATTGGAATCTGCTGCACTTCGGGGGGCAACTGGGGATAGCCGATCGTGCCCTGGGTGGTGGCAGTCCATTTCGCGCCGTCCCAAGTCCACGTAAGGCCAGCGCTCTTGAATTGCTGATTGAGGGTCGGCGAGTTTGGGAAATCTATTGCCATAGGCCCGCTCCCGTCACCGCGCCCGCCGCGCCCAGATGACGCCGGTCGCTGTGGGGCTGCCGCTTGGAAAGGTTGCGTTCACCAACAGATAATAGGTGAATGACGACGCCGAGTTGTTGCGGGCCGCCCCAACCACAAATTGAGCCGGGGTACTAGCTGTGAAGGTCTGGTAGGAGCCTGTGCGTGAATAGGCGACATTGACTGAGGCAGGCAAATTCGCCGTAAGGCTGAGAGCTGCGGAAAGTGAGCTAGGAGCGCCGGTTCCGATGCTAACAAAAATGTTACCAAAAACCTCCCAGTCGCCAGGGGTCAACGCGATGCTGGCGACGACAATTGTGGTGTTCGAGGTCAGCGCCACCCCGGCGGTGACAGTGCTGCTGATGACCTCACCGACTTGTCCCGCCGCCGCGTTCGAGCCGTCGGTGACGCCGGGGCCGAAGACGCCTTGCGGCCCTGCCGGTCCCTGCGCTCCAGCTGGCCCCGTCGCCCCCGTCGCCCCGGCTGGTCCGGCTGGTCCGGCTGGGGAATTATTGGCCACCACCCACTGACTGGAATTGCCGTCGTTGTAAAAGGTGTAGAGCTGCCCGCCGACGGAGTCCCACCAGAGTCCTCCGACAGCAGGAGACGAGGGCGGCGTATCGCCGATGAAGACGATCGCCGATCCCGGCGTCGCGCCGTGGGCGTCGACATACTGCTTGGTGGCCGCCTGAAGCGCCGCGCTCGGGTCTGCGGGCAAAGTGACGGTGCCGGTGAAGACCGGATTGTTGAGCGGCGCATAGGGCGCGAGAGCGGTCGTGACATTCGCCGCCGTCTGGTAGCCAGCGGGATTCGCTGCGGCGTAGCGCGAGGTGTCGCTCGGGTGGACATGGTCGGCTCTGGCCCATGTCGTCCCCGTGCCGACGTTCGCCGTCCCATCCATGACGGGCGTGGTGGTCGAAGCGGCAGCGGGCTTTGGGACATAGATGAGCTGATCGCTGCCGAGGACAGCCGCATTGTTGGAGTCGGTGCTGACCTCGGTCGGCCCAGCTGGGCCAGCTGGGCCTGCCGGTCCTTGGGCGCCAGCCGAACCCGGCGGTCCTTGGGCGCCAGCTGGCCCCGCCGGACCTTGGGCGCCAGCTGGCCCCGCCGGACCTTCCGGGCCTTCCGGTCCCTGCGCTGCGCCACCGACCCACGCCGAGCCGTTCCAAGTGTAGGTGATTCCGTTCGAGACGAACTGCTGATTGAGGGTGGGACTATCGGGGAAGTTGATGGCCATCACGCCCCCTTGAACGATGCGATGACGGCGATCGCCTGACCTGTGTACGCGGGCGTCCAACTCCAAGTCGGGTTGGTCGACGCAGCGGTCGCCTGAAACTGGTAGGCCGCGCCGCCGCCAAAATAATTGCCGGGATTATACGGCTGGCTCTCCACCACAATGTACGGAGCATCAATCGCCAGCGAGGTCAGGGCGGAGCTATTGTCGGGCGATTGAGAGCTGCCGGTGATGATCAGGCTGTTGTTCTGGGACGGGAGGATCGCCCCCGGCTGCGACGTCGCGCTTGAGGTGGAATAAAGGCTGTTGGTCTGATCCAAAACCGGGTCGGTCAGGCTTGAGCCTGAGAACGCCAGCACCTCCAGCGTGCCGTAGAGCAGGGCGCCCCCCGTCACGTCCCAAGTGAAGGTGTGGTTCGCGCCGACCACGGGCTTGTGGGCGTAGAGAATGTAGCCGATGAGGTACGAGCCTCCCGGCGCCAGATCGACAGCCGTCGCCCAAGTATTGCCGTTGCTGTCGGTGAGCGTCGCGGGCGGCGAGTTCCCATACGAAGTGCAAACCGCGACGATGAGGTCCGCGCCCGTCGTGTCGATGGAGACGCTGGCGCTCGTCTCGGCGCCCTGTGAGCCTGACGCCAGAAGCGTCCAAGCAGCGGTCGCATCCCAAGCGGAGAACCCGGCGGGCAGGGCGTACTTCTGTGTCGCGGCATTAGGGCAAAGCTGCCAACTGTCGCTATTTGTGGCGTCGTAGCCGCTCATTGCCGCGAATAACGGCCCCACTGTCGCCGGGACAAATGCCCCCGATGGATTTGTTCCCGTCGCTGGATCGCCGCTGCCCATCCATGTCCCGTTCAGCCCCACCCAAAACTGACTGGACGTAAAGTTGACCGCCATCATCTCCACATCGCCAACGGCCGGAGGCGTCGATGGCAAGGTTGGGCCATTTGAAGAAAACCCAGCCGAGTTAAACACATTGTTCCCGTCTCCGTATCCGATACTATAAGAGACGGCGCCAAGATAATTGCTTGAAGCAACAAACCCTGCGTCCGCAAGGCCAATCATTTGATATATGCCAATGCCTTCGCCTGCGGTGCATTTACACTCAAAATAGACTAGCCCAGTCGACTTGCTGGTCGTTGATCTAATCGACCTCCACGCAGCTCCTGAAGGAATTGTCCAGATCGTATTGCCGTTGGACAGCGTAAATCCGGCCGCCGTGGCGTCGTCCGTGCTCCAAGTTGTCGTCGGCGCAGCGGCGGCTGGCCAGACCTTGTTCGCGCCCGCGTAGACGCTGTCGACGACGGCGGTCCCCAAATAGAGCTTGTCGGCGTCGCTCAGAAGCATCTCACCCCACGATCACGTAAAGCGTGTTCGGATCAGGAGACGCCAGCGCGTCGTAAGCCGCTTGAGTCATCTGGACCCACTGCCCCGGAGGCCCCTGCGGCCCAGCGTTCGAGCTTGCGACAACCCACTGGGACGAGGTCCCATCGTTGTAATAAACGAACATCGTCAGGAGCGCGGAGGACCACCACTGGTCGCCGTTTTTGGGCGCGGGCGAAGTCGGGGCGGTATCGGAGATGGTGACGCTGGCGCCGCCCGTGACGACGACCCAAGCGGCGTTCTCGCGGCCATAGATTTGACCGTCCTGCGGCGCTTCGCCGAGCCCACCCGGCGGTCCTGTTGGACCCGTCGGCCCGACCGGGCCGGGGATTCCCTGCGGTCCTGTATTGCCGGTCGCGCCCTGCGGACCCTGCGGCCCGGTATTGCCGGTCAGGCCGGTATTGCCGGTCAGGCCTTGCGGTCCGGCGGGGCCGGGGATGCCCTGCGGGCCGGTCGGGCCGGGGACTGTGCTCGCGGCGCCTTGCGGGCCTTGCGGGCCGGTCGCTCCCGGAGGTCCGGTCGGGCCGGTGGGGCCGGGAACCGTGCTGGCAGCGCCCTGCGGCCCGGCTGGCCCGACATTGCCTTGCGCGCCTTGGGGTCCGGTCGCGCCGATATCGCCCTTCGGACCGGCGGGACCGGCAAGGCCTTGCGGTCCGGCGGGGCCGGAAGGACCCTGCAAGCCGATGCCGCCCTCCGGCCCGGTCGGGCCAGCGCCCCCCGTAGGACCGGGCGCCCCGGGCGGTCCAGCAGCTCCCGAAGGTCCGGCAGATCCAGCAGCCCCCGGCGGTCCGACCGGCCCCGCAGGCCCGATGCCGCCGTCGTTCCCCTGCACGCCTTGCGGACCGGCCGGACCCGGCGGCCCTTGCGCGTTGCCGAGGCTGACCCAGCCTGCGGGTGAGATCGCCGTCCCGACGTAGCACCAGATCGAGTCGTCGGGCGTATGGACGAGCGCCTGCCCGAGCTGCATCTGGATGTTCGTCGGCGGATTGCCTGTCGAGTCCCAGTTGATGGGGATAGCGCCGGATGGCGGCAGATTGGCAGGCGTCTGGGTCGCAAAGGTCCCGACGATGATCGCCGTCTGCGCGGCAGGCCCGGGAATGCCCTGCTGGCCTTGGAGGCCTTGCACGCCGTCATCGCCCTGCGGACCCACCGGACCCTGCGGCCCGACGTCTCCCTGCTGTCCCGGGACGCCCTGTGGCCCTTGCAGCCCCGTTTGGCCAGCGATCCCCTGCGGGCCGGTCGCGCCGGTCGCTCCGGCCGACCCCGGCGCGCCGGTCAACCCCTGCGGGCCTTGCGGCCCCTGAAGCCCCGGCGGTCCGACTGGCCCTTGCACGGCGCCGATATTGACCCAGCCTGTCGGCGTGTACGCCGTCCCGACATACTGCCAGAGATCGTCCGTCGTGGTGTCGAGCAGCGCCTGCCCGAGCTGCATCGTGATCTGATTCGGCGGATTCCCCGCGCTATCCCAGTTCGGGGGGATCACGCCGTCCGGCGGCAGATCGGAGGTCGGCCGGTTGCTGAAAGTGCCGACGACGATCGTCGATGTCCCGGGCGGGCCGGTGAGGCCCGGAGGTCCCTGATAGCCTTGCTGACCTTGGGCGCCTTGCTGCCCCGGTTGTCCTTGCCGCCCTGTCGGTCCGGGTGGGCCGATGGGTCCTTGCGGGCCGGGGATTCCCGCGAGCGGCGTCCAGATCGGATCGTTGCCTGCGCCTTGCCCCTGAAGAAACGTCCCGGCGTCGCCGGTCCCGGTGAAATGAGGAGGCGCGCCGCCGACAAGCACGGCGCCGCCCGGGTCCGGGGAGATGGAGCCGATCTGGGTCGGGCCGCCGAACAGCAAGCTGTAGAGCGGAAAGAACGAGGTCCCCGTGCCGCCATCCGCGACCGATACTGGGGTCGGCAGACGGGTGAACTGGGTGGTCTGGCTGAGCTGGAGCCTGACCGTGACGCCGCCCTGAACATAGGGCGACCATTCGCTGCCGTCAGGCGGGTTGCCCTGCGGCAGCTTCGAGATTGGCGTCTCGTTCTGCGGCGTCCCTCCGGGCGGTGGGTCTTGCTGCACGGTCCAGTCGGCAGGCCCCGGGACGCCCGGGATCGGGGCGTCAGGCCGCGTCGGGTCGGGCTCGACCGGGGGATAGAAGGGCTTATTCAATGGTGATCGGCCCTTCCGGCCCCGGTTCTGTCAGAATCGGCCGGAACGACGGCGGAGGCAGCTGTTCGGTCGTGATCGGGTTGCCGGAGACCGGCGACGGGTCGAAGCGCGAGGCGATGAAGTTCTCGGGGCGAGGATCGCGGACGGGCACCGGATCAGGCGGCAGAAGGCGAGCCTTGAGCTGCGGGTTCGGCCGGTCCAAGCACTCGGCGCATTTGCGCATGCCCGTATTGTTGAGCTTTGTCCCTGCCCATTCGTACTGGTAGCGAAGCTTGTGGAGATTCCACCACCGCCCGCACGAATCACACACGCCGAAGGCGCGCGGGGCTTGCGGGTTCGTGATCGCATGGCCGGAACGACTCGCGTAGCCCATGGGTCACCTCAGTCGTAATAGCCCTGCACCATCGGCAGGATGTAGATGTTGCCGTCCTCAGTGTCTTGCTTCGCTGCGTCGTCGTAAGCCTCGCCCGCCTGAATCTTGCGCTGCCCTTCGAGGTCCGGCGCGTAGTGAATCGCCAGCCGGTAAGCGAGGCCCGCAGCCGCCGCGTCGAGCCAGCGGTAAGGAACATCGAGCTGTTTCTGGGCGCGCATGACCGCGTCCATTTGCTGCGTGTAGCTCCAGACATGGACATGATAGGCCATGTTGGGAGTCGGCCAGAACGTGATCGTCGGCGCGATCGTGCGGTCGTACCAATAGGTCGTCGGCCGCGCCTGCTGAGCCTTGTTGGGCTGCATCGTATATTCTTGCCGCGTCATCGGCGTGATGGTCAGCTCCTGCTCGTTCGGCGGGTCGTTCAAGCCGATCGTGACGTTGAGCACCATGATTCCGGTCGACGGCAGCGGATAGCTCGCGAGGCCCGCGACCGTGTCGAATTGTTGCTCGCTGACCTTCCAGAGATTCGGCCCCTTATTCGACCACCCGACTTGCATCAGGTTGGCTTCCATCCACGCCTGATGCAGATGCTCGGCGAGAACCATCGGCCCGCGAATCCGGATGCGCGAAAGCGCGTTGAGCGTGACCTCGCCCAGCGAGGGAAAGAAGTTGTAGGTGCCGCTCGTGTTCGACGGCTGAACCGGCTGAGTAACGATAGAAACAGGGCCGCCGATTGGCGAGGCCCCGATGACAAATCCGCCAATGTTGGATGGGCTGGCCGTCATCGCATCCGCCGTGCGGTGATCGCGCCATAACCGGACATGGTGCCAGACGGAAAGGTGCCTTGTGCGCTTAAATAAACGGTCGTCGTTGTGGCGGCGTTGACTCGCAATTGTCCGGTCGGGCCTCCGCCGGGGCCGTTCATGGTCATGGGCGACAAACGCAGCGGCATTCCGTTCGCGGACGCCGTTGGCAAGGCCGCCGAAACCGTATTGAGCCAGACAGAGAAAGCGGTCGGCAAGGCTGAACCAGTGAACAACCCGTTGCCTTGCACGTCCCAATCGCCGGGAGAGAGGGGGAGGGAAAGAATGTTCATCGGGGTTGCGGTGGTCATCGCGAGCGCGTTGGCGGCGATGAGGAAGGCGCTGACGAACTCGCCGACCACGCCCGCCGCCGCATTGCTGGCGTTGTTCACTCCGGGGAGCGGGACTGAGCCGGTGAAGACCGGATTGTTGATCGGGGCGTAATTTGCTGCGACGAACGCCGTGGTGGCGATGGCGCCGGAGTTGTCGCCGACGCCCGGGGTTGGCGAAGTTGGAGAGCCGCTGAAAGCCGGAGAGAGAAGCGGAGCGTAGCTGGAAAGACCGCTCACATCCGCCTTGTAGATGAAGAGGGTATCCCACTGCGCTGGCGTCGGCACAAAGCTGCCGCTCATCCATGTCGATTGCGAAATGCCGAGGATTGTCCAAGGATCGCTGCTCATGCTGGCTGTTGCTCCGACGACGGCCCGTCCCACGAGATCGAGCACACTGCGTCTTGCGGCACGCGAAGCCAGAGGCCCTTCTTCAGCGGAAAGTCGAGAAGGATCACCGCGCCGCTCGCGGCGTAAGCGCTATCATGGGCCGTCGCCCAGATAATCGCCTCCGAGACCGGGGTGCCAATCGAGTCGGCCACGATCCAACCGCCATCATCACCGGCATTGTGAACGGAGAGCGCCCCGACCGCGCCCTTCTTCTCGCTGATCTGATGGTCGCCCTGAGTGATCTCAAGCGTCGCATTACTCATCATGGCCATTGCTCATGTGTATTGCGTCACGACCATCTTGGCCGAGCCCGCGCCCGAGTTCATCAAGAGCCGCACCCACAGCGGTCCGGCCGGAAACGAAAAGGTCGTCCCTGCCGTGCCGCCGACCGCTCCGGGCGGGACGAGTGAGCTATCCCAGAAGATCGATCCGACGGGCACCGGATTGATGAGGTCGTTCGGATCGTCAGACGTGTGCTGGACGGTGTAGTTGGCGACCCCCGAGACAGACACTTGAACGCCGACTGGCGCGGCGGCCCATTCGTCCAGCCGAACCATGGCCGATGGACCGGGGCCGGATGCGATGACGGTAATCGGGCGCATCGTTCTCTCCTAAAAAGAACGCCGCCCCGGAGGGCGGCGCTGCGGATATAGACGCCCCGATATGAAAGGCTGGGCTGCCCGGTTGACTCCAAAAGGAAGTTCCGCTGGGCGTCTTTCCTTGAGTTACGGGATCCTCTCGCTGTCAGACATGATCTTTCGCCCTCTCGGGCCAGACCCGGCGTCGTGAGTCTTTGGATGGAGATCGGCGCCGATGCCGCCGCCGCGCGCCCGCGCTGCACGCCCCATCGAGGGGGCCTTGCCGCCGCCGCTGATCGAGCCGCCGGTCGCGAACCCGGCAGCCTTCGCAACCTTGCCGCCGCCTTTGCGGAAAAGTGGGCCGCTGCCGCGCGAGAGCGAAGCGTCCGGTTCATTCTTCGGGTGAGCGCCTTTCGCTTCGCGAACGACGTTCTTCGCGGCTTGTTTCTTGAAAGCGCTGCCGCCGCGCGCTCTGCATTCGCGATCTGTTTCGCCTCGCATCGAAGCCTCCTTCAGACTGGCGGGACGCCGAATAGCGGGCCGGGATTGAGCACACTTGCCGAGACCGCAGCAAGCGCCGAGATCGTCTGAGTGATCGAGAATCGGCTCGTCCCGTCGGGACCCGCGCCGGTCGCACCAGCATTCGGACCCTTCGTCGACAGTTGGATGGCGCCACGCGGGTCGCCGGTCGTCGTCGTCGCGGGGTTGGTGAGGTCCGCGTACTGGATCACCCCACCCGCATAGGCCGCGCCAGCCTCAAGCACGACCGGGGCTGGCGCGTTCGGCAGAACCGCGATTGGGAACCCGATCAGATCGCTCGTAACGATGCTGTAGGCGTGGTTGTCGTTGAACTGCGCGGTCGCATCGATGAAGACCTTGTAGGTCTTCTTGCCGTACACGGTGCCCGCGCCAGCTCCGGCCGCGATGACCTCGGTTTGCAGCTGGTTGAAGAGGTCGAGCCCGCGAATCAGCACAGGACCGCCGGTCCCGCTCGCGACGCCCGTGACTCCGACGCCGCGCGCCGTGGCGCACTCGGGAATCAGGAAGCGGCCCATGCCGCCCGACGCCATGGCGGAGACGCCGGTCGGACCCGGGTTGCCATAATCGTACAGGCTGTAGCGGTTCGTCGGCCCGATCTCGGCGTTGGCGTAGGAGTTCCCCGCGAAGGCAGAGAGCGTGATCTGGCCGTTCGTGGAGGTCCCGAGCGCCGTGATCTGGCCGAACAGCGTCGCGCCTGCGGGTCCAGCTCCGCCGACGGCAAGCCATTGCCCCTTGGAATAGCGCCAGATGTTCGCGGGCGTCACCAGCGTGATGACGTTGTTGCCCGACGTCACCGCCGCCTTGTCGAGCGCGATGTCGAGACCGACGGCGTTCATCAGCGTGACGCCGCCAACAATCGCCTGAGTCCCGGGCGCAACGCCAGCGGCGAAGGTGGCCGTGTTCGTCATCGGCGCGCCAGCAGCGGCGGCTGCGGCCTGCGCCAGCGTCGCCCCGCCCGCGACGGGAATCGAGTTCACCGTCTGGATCGGGAAAGCGCCATAGATCGCCGGAACGGCGCCCGGGTTGATGTTGTCTTTGTTCGCCCGCCCGCACGGAATCCCGATGCCGTTCCAAAAGATCGACGGGCCGATCTGCTGTGAATATTCGGCGGGCTGCTGGCCGCTCGGAGCGCCGGTTAGACCTCCGAGAGCGACGAGCGGGCCAGAAGAGACCGAGGCTGCCATTCTGTCCTCACTGGGTCGGGAACGAGCCCCAGAGGGCGCGGAAGTCGAAGTACCCGAATGAGTACCGCTCGTAGCCCTTGACCAGCAAATTGTCGCTCGTGAAGTCGACTTGCATGTCGAGTTCGAAGGCGACGCGCTGCAAGTAGAGCAGGCCTTCTTGGTCGGTAAGAAGGAACCAAGCGGTCGGCGACGTCAGATAATCGTGGACGACGAAGCCATCCGGAATGCCTCCAGACGTCTCGGGGATTGCGTTGACGTCATTGTCGTTCGTGCCCGGGCGGAGGCTGGTCTTCAACAGCCGGATCGCGACAGGCTCAAGAGCGATCGGCACAACCAGCTTGCGGGCGCGGGCCTGCATGCGCAGACCGGCGTTGTCGCGGAAGAGTCCGCGCACCGAGGCCTGCGCATTGAGGAGCGAGGCCTCGTTGAGATCCATATCCACTGGGAATCGGTTGGGGACGACTCCAGTATCGATGGGATGATTGAGATCGCAGAGTGGCCGCTGATCCCCTAGAATGGTGGGATCGTAGAATGTGGCCATGTTTAGTGGGTAGGCTCCATAGATTTCCTTGGTCTGGTTGAAAGACTTCTGAAGTCCAAGGTTACTTGGTTGCCACTGTCTTTTATATAAATTATCGTCGATCATCTTTCGTGTGAAAGCATAACCGAGCCCGATTTCTTTGTGGTACTGATTATAGACGTAACGCTCGCCAGCTTGATTGTCGAACGTGGTGGGCCCGCCCTCATTCTTCAGTGCCGCAAGCCCCAAATACCGCATGGATGCTGTGCGCTCAACTGACATGTAGGACTTATCGACCTTATAGATCTTGGGATAAATCCGGTCGATGTCTTTGTACTGCCCAGCGACTTTCCGGAGGCCCGGGAAGAGAAGGTCGTAGGCTTGGGCGACTGAGACGGCCATGGTCTATCTCCTCTCAGATGCCCGTCAGGCTCTTGTAATCTTGGTTGTTGAACGTGACGTACCCCCAGTTGTACGGCGTCGTCGGGTCCGCACCGATGCTCCCCGGCGGGTCGCGGACGAGATCGACGATGCGGAACGGGAAGGTCGCCGTGACGGCGGGCGGGGAGGTGACGACGTCGAGCGTCGCGCCGGAGCGGCCGGTCTGGGTATTGCCCGCGCCGATCGCGAACTGAGCGTTCATGCCCACCATCGCGAGCGTCAGCTGGCCGTTGGCTTGGACTCGGAAGACCGTCAGCGGATCGTCGATGATCTTCGCGTGAACGTCGAAGCCGGTGCCGCTCAAGACCGCGTCGTTACCGGGCCACCAAGGGGAGGCGATCCACTTCTTCTGCGCGATCGACATGTACTCGCAGCCGATGAAGATGCCGCCGATCTGCGTCGCGCCGGGGGCCGCCTGCGCGATGTAGCCGGTGGACAGCTGGACGATCGGATCGTTGGTGAAAATGGGGGTTGGATTGCTGGCGGAAATCCAGCGCCGCGACATCTGGTAGTTGACGGCGGCGCCCAGCCGGTGGCTGTCAGCGAATCCGAAGGGGGCATTTGGGTTCGGCATGACGATCCCTTCCGCGTATGCGGGGTTCAGGGTTCGCCATCACCGAGCGCCGGACGATGACTTCAGAGATTTCAAGCGAGAGCACGAGCGCCGCACTCTCACCTACCGCCTAGTCGGGAACGCCTATGGGACCGACGGTGGACCCCACCCGAGGCTGCGTCTTACGATGCTGGTCCCTCGGCGCCGTCCCGGGTGGCGCCTCAGTCAACTTAGCCTCGCTATTACGCACTTGATCGGTGGCCTTACTACGTTCGCGCATTCGCCGCCGATCTGTCAACTCCTTCGGCCGCTCCATCAACATCAAGCCGTCGACGATGATGCTCTCATCGGCATATTCAGGATAGAGAAGCTCGCGATGCCGGTGCGCCGGAACCGGGCTCCAGCCGGTGCGCAAGAGCTGGTTCGTGTAGTGGGGGAAGGTCTTGTTGAAGACCGTGTGGGTCTTCCATTCGTAGGTCCAGCCGGGGGGTGATTCGGCATAGAATCGGTCGAGGTTGACGTCGCTATCCTCGTCTTCCATGTCGCCGTACTGGGCGCGCAGCTCGGAGATCCTGCGCCGCGCACGCTCCATGTGATCCATGTAGCCGGGGCGGGCCTCCTCCTCGTCGCGGAAGGTCGGGCGGGCCGAGCCCATGAAGGACGAGAACTCCTCTTCGCCGGGGCGGGCGTCAGTCATGATCGGGCTCCCAACATCTTGCCGCGCCCCTGCGCATCGAGCAGTTCGGCGGCGTACTCTTCATCCGACATTCCAAGGACATCGCGGGCGTGTTCGCGCTGGCGGGGCGTAAGGGCGACGCGCTGGCCGCGTACTTGGCCGGTGCGCAGGCTCGGGGCGTCTGAGCGCGCAGGCGCGCCCATGCTGCGCTGCTGAGCCATCCGTTGACCCTGTCTCGTGTTCATCGGCAGAACTTCTCGCTGTGGTTCGCCCGCGCCGAGCAGCTCTTCCAGCTTGTCGAAATAGGCGTCGGTTTCGGGGATGAGGCCGAGCGTGTTCGTTGCATAGCCGTGCGCGCCGTCGACCTTGTTGATCGCCGCGCGGTCGCGGACCATTTCGGGGTGGGACCTGATCCACTCGGCGCTCTTCGGGAAGCCTGTATTGTCGAGGTGGGACGAGAGATTCCGCACGTTCAGCTGCATCTGCGCGCCAGCGTCTGCCGGTGGCGCCGCGTAGCCTTGGCGCGGCTGGGGTTGCTGACGCTGCGGCTGTTCGACGGCGACGCCTTCGCGCATTTCCATCAGGCGAAGTAGATTGGCCCGACTATCCGAAATCAGGATTTGGGCCTCTGAAGCGCCCTTGTGGTCGCCGCGATCGAGCGCGACTTGGAAATACTGTCTGGCCTGTTCGGAGTCCCGCTTCGCCGATTCGATCGCCTGATCGATCATCGACACGTTGGTCTGGGTGAGGCCGCGCTCAGCCTGAAGGCGGGCGTTGTGCTCCGCTTGGGCGATTTGTTGCAGGCGGGCGGTCTGCTGTTGCTGATTCCCCAGCTGGCGCTTCAGCTCGGCGACGCCCTCGTCCTCGTGCGATGGCTCCGGCGTGGCGCGCATCGGCGGCTTAAGGCCGCCCTCGCCGCCATTCGGTTTCCGGTCGCCCTTGCGGACCGTCTCGCCGCCGATGACAACCGTCTTCGGCTCAAGCTGCATCTCCGGCGGAACATCGTCGTCAGGCTCGTCGACAAGCGCGCCGAACGCCGTCTGCTGTTCTGGGTCGTCCGTTTCGCGCGCCATTAGAACACCGCATCCGGATGGTCGATCTTTGCCTTGATGTAGACGTCGGGGATGAAGCGGATCTCGCGGTCGCCGATCATGCCCTTGAGGCCGTCGCTCGCCCGGTAGACCACCCAGTCGCCGGGGGCGACGTCCTGTCCGTGGAATTTGACTGGGCCGTCGTCGACAAAGGCGCGCGGCCCTTTCTTGAGCACCATGCCGATCTTGCCCTGATAGCGGTCCTCGTCGAGCGCCTCCTCCGCGATCTCCAAGCCGCTCGCGGTGCGGGTGGCGGGCCGGATGTAGAGCGCGACCAGCACTTGCTGGTTCATCGGTTCGACGAGGTCGAGTTCCTTGCCGACCGTGTTCCAGATGACGTCGCGGGGGTCCTCAACGTGAAGGGTTCGGAGTCTATGATGCGCGGGCAAAGGGGCCTCTTCCTTGGTCGTCTTCTTCGGCGTTGATCTCGTCGATCCAAGTGCGAACGTCGCCAAGCGCCCGGAGGTACCCGGCGCGCTTCTGGTAGTCGGGGTAGTCGGTCGCTGAGCCTTGGATCAGCGGGCGCAGCATCTCGCGCTCCTTGGCTTCGATCAGCTCATGGAGCTTGCGGGCGACAAAAATCGACATCGCGTCCATCAGGGCTCCAAGGTTTCGAATGGGCGATAGTCGCGATCGACCGGCGCAGTGACGAGCCCGTTCGCGATCAGCATCGCGATATGGCGCTCGCAGTCGTCGGGCGTGTCAGTGAACACGAAGACGACCGTTTCATTGGGCTTCGCGACGATGCCCGCGCACGTCATCTTCTCGTTCTTGTCGCAGAGGTCCGCCGCCTCGCGGAGCCGATCGCCAAGCTCACTCATTCGCGCCACGTCGCCGCTTTGACTCCCCACATTTGTGCGGTCTGCGATTCCGTGATCGCCAGCGAATACATGCGTTTCTTTTCGCCGCTGCCGGTGCCCTCGCGCAGCGTCGCGAGGACGTCGATGATCTTGGCGAACTGGCGCTTGATCGCTTCGACGTCCGGGTCATTGCTCGGGTTGAAGGTGAGGCCGACGGCTTTCTCGCCGAAGCTCATCTGTCGTTCTGCTGTCCCGCTGTCGCTCATCGCAATTTCAGCTTTCCGTGGTTCTCGCGCTTGGCCTTCTCGATGCGGCCGGGGCCGGAGCCCGCGCCGAACTTCTCGCTGATCCGGCCGCCGCGCGCGCGGCCGAGGCCGGGAGGCGGCATCCCCGGCGGCATGCCGGGAGGCATTCCGGGAGGTCCGCCAGCGCCGGGAGATCCGGCCGCGCCGGGGGGTCCGGGCATGCCACCGGGCGGCGGCATCGGCGGGTGAGGCGGCGCCGCCTGCGGCGGCGGGGGCGGAGGCGGAGGCGGAGGCATCATCGGATGGGGCGGCGGCGGTTGCTGCTGATCGCCCTTGCCGCCGACGATGACGTTGACGACGGTCTTGCCCTTGGCGCCCTTGGCGCGTCCGCCGCGCGCGCGGCCGACCCGGCCGCCTCGCGCCCTCTCTGGATCATCACGGGGCGGTTGAGGGTCCGGAGCGTTCGGATCGGTGGAATCACCGCCCCACTTGGTGGGGTTCATCGACTCCTTGTCCCACATACCGACCGAGAACTTCTCGAACGGCGACAGGTCTCTGCCATACCCTTGTGTAGCAATCCCTCCAGCGCGGGTGCCCTTTGGCAGCCAGTCGCGATAGTTCGGGTCTTCCTGCGGCCCATAGGCCTTGCCGCCGTCTGCGCGCTTGGTCCGGCCGCCCTGCTTCCTCATCAGACCACTGTCTTCGGGCGGTTGAATAGGCGCCCTCTTCAGACCACTGTCCTCGTAATCAGGTGGTCGGATAGCCGCCCTCTTCAGCCCGCTGTCTCCGCCGCTTCCAGCGCGGAATCCGGTGGCCGGATTGTCCATGGCGCGGAGTAAGCCGCCATCGGCGCGCTTAGTCCGGCCGCCCTTGGCGCGGATCAGCGGCAAGTCGCCATAGCGCTTCGGGCCAGCATCGGTGACCTCGCCGATGTTGCGTTTGGCGATGGGGCCGCCTTCGGCGCGGCCGACCCGGCCGCCGACAGCTCTCCCGGCGCGGCCAAGCGACGGCGCCTTCGCGGCTCCGCCTGCGGCGAAGGCCGAGGAATCGCTCGTGCGGGCCGCCTTGCGCCCATAATCATCGGCCATCGCGCCGCTATTCCGGTCGCGTGTGCCGATCCCTGCGCCCGAGACCGCAAACTTTTTCAGCTTGTCGGTCGTGAAAGCGTCCGCTGAATTTTTGCCCATGGCTGAGACCCCGCTTGAGGGCCAGCCTTTCACGGTGCGGTTATTGCGCTATTTGCGTTTCGTGAAAAGGGGCCTATATCTTGCAAATCATGCAAACGCCCCACCAAAACGTCCACCCGGCGCTGCTTGAAGCGGCCAAGCACAGCGGCGTCCTGCGACGGATGATCCGCGAAGGCCTGCCGCTGACTCGCGAACAGTGGATCAGGATGGCTTACCTCGGCCACCCGCCGCAGCCGTGGACGACCGAGCACGAAGAGGAAGTGCCGGAGCCTTTCCAGCGGCCCCTGCACGATTCCTAGCGGCCGGACGGCCTCCAGCCAGCTGTGTGCCAGTCCGGCGGCGTGATGCGCGAGTTCCCGGCCTCGTCGTAGATCAGCATCCGCTGCGCGGTCGGGAGGTCAATTTCGCCCAGCTGGTACTGATTCCAGACGTTCTGGACATGGGCGTTGATCTCGGGGCTCGCCTTCTCTGACGGGCTCCAGAGGCCGCGCAGCGCCTCCCAAGTGATCGACTGCATCTGGCGCGGCAGAATCCCGCGCTCCTCGGCCGCCTTCCGGTAAGCCTCGGCGTAAGCGCCGTAGAGCCCATTGGAGCCGGTCGCCGCGCTCTTGCCGCCCGAGCCGCCGAGGCCGATGTCGACGTCTTTGTCCTCGCCCGCCATGGGCCGAAGATTCGCCCCGGCGATCGCGTGCGTGTCGACGGTGACGTCGCCGTGCTCCGAGTTCGGCGCGACGATGTTGTTGTAGAAATTTCGCATCTTGTGCCGCAGACCCATCGCCTGCGAGATCGTCGGCATATTCGGGGCGTTGAACGAAGCGATCGCTTTCGAGATCATGTCCATGCTGCCCCACCCGACCTTGGAGTTCGACCCGTCAGCGTTCGTCGCCTTTGGGCCGAATGTGCCGTCAGGATTGACGATGTTGTAGTCGCGCGAGTGATGCGCCTCGTCGTAGGCCCGGAGCCAGAGCGCTTGGGTTTCGGGGTCGTTAATCTCCCCCAGTTTTCTGCCCGGGTAATCGCCGGTCGGGCGCATGCTGCGATAGGTCGCCAGCGTGTCGGGATCGTCTTTGGCGAAGGTCCGCGCCCACTTCCACATTTCCGGGGAGAACGGCGTGGCTTGCTGGGTGTGCATGATGTCCATCACGCGATCGCCGAGCGAGACGTTCTTGAACCAATCCATCTGCGGCGAGAGCGCCGCGTAGACGCCAGACGTATTCTCGACCGGCCGCCCGTATCTCACCGCTTGCTGGGTCGCGCGGTTGTTGGCGCCGTCGTACCACTGCATCGAACCCGGCCGGATTTCCTCGGGCACGGCGTCGTGAAGGGCGAGAATGTTGCTCTTGAAATGGTCGACCGCGATCTGGTGGGCCTGTTCCGGCGTGGCGTCCGGGGGGATGTTGAGCAAGTTGGTCGGCGCCCACCGCGTTATGGGCTTCCCCTTCGCATCCAGCTCCCCCGTCGCCTCCTTCACATAGGGCATCTCGCGCGTGACGTTGGCGATCTTGGCCGAGAGCACCGGGTCACTCTGGATCGTGTCGAGGCCGATCTTCGCGGCATTCGAGAGATGCGATTGGTCAGCGATCGCGGCTGCCGTCGGAACCCGCGTGGCGACGCGGCCTTCGGGGAACGCGGGGTCGCCGTGGCGCATCCCGACCATGCCCTCGCCGGATTCCGCGATCGCGCGGATGTCGCGAGCGAACCCGGCTGCGGCGGGGACGCCGATTGCCGCCGCCGTCTTGCCGACTCCGCTCTCAAACTTGTCGCCTAGCCAGTTCTGCACCTCGCCGAGCTTGTTCATGCCGCTCTGGTAGGCGTCCTCCGCAGCTTGGCCCCAAGCGCCGCCGTAGTACTGCTTCGCGGGCTCCTCGGGGGCAGGAGGCGCGGTGGCGTTCTCGGCGCGCGCCTGCGCGGTTATGCCCGCGAGCGGGTTGCTGTCGTATGGCCGCGTGTCGACGCCTTGAGAGGAGAGCTGGGAGCCGATGCGGACGGACGAGGGCACCGACTGATCGGAGCCCGCATAATCATCGTCGTCAGGCGCGCCGCCGTCGGCGAATCCGACTCGGCCGCCTGTCCACTCGCTGGAGGGCATATCGAGGCCTTCCCGCTGGCGCATGAAGTGTTCTTCTGAGCCGACAAGATCGGTGAACGGGTGGCCGACAAGGTGCGGCGGTGTGAAGCCACCGCTCATGGGACCGAGCCGCTGCGACTGCGCGGTAAAGTATTTGTCGGCGAGCGCTCTCACATCACCCGGCATCTTCGGGCGCGGTTCGACAATAGCTTGATGTTCCGCCGTTGGTTGCGCGACGGCCTTGGCCGCCTGCACTGCCTGCATCTGGGCGTTTTGCGCCGCCTCGTAGAGCTGTTGATAGCGCGGGCCGCCGACGCCCTCTCCGTCTTGCAGCTCGGGGTTGAAGCGGTACATCGTCCGCGCGATAGAATCGGGGTCTTGGTTGCCGTAGGTCAGGTTCTGGATCGTGTCGAGATGATCGTCGGTGAGCGCGCTCATCTGGCTCGGATCGGCGAATCCGAGATCCGTGACGCCGCCGCCGTCGTCGAAGCCGACCCGGCCGCCCCACGCCCGAGTTGCGAGCGTGTTCGGATCGTAGCCAGCCTGACCGGGGCCTTGCGCTCGACCGACAAAGGTTGTGTTCCCGATTTTGGTTTGGTTCTGCGCGGCGAGCGGCGGCGACCAAGGCGGATGGCCGCGCATGACCCCGTAATAGTGGGTGGCGCCGCCGGTCGGATCGGGGATCAGCCCGGAGTAGGTCTTGTCGACGAGCGCGCCGATGCGCGCGTAGTCGGCGGGCCGGTCTCTATCGAGCGTTGCGATGGCTGGCTGGCCTTCTGTCGCGCGGCCGGTGTTCCAAGGCGAGAACTCGTGATAGCCGAGGCGCGGATTGACCCCCGCTGCCGGGGCCTTGACGACGCCGCTGATTCCGTCGCCGTAGCCGCCAGCCTTGACCCGATTCAGGATGGCGTGAGCGACGCCAGCTTGCCCGAGGGCGGGCTCGCCTCGCGCCTCGCCATAGATGGTCTTGATCAGAAGATCGCGGTCGGTCGGGTTGATGTCGCTCTTGAACCCGGGCGGCGCCGCGAACTGGTTCGGCGTCGGCATGGCGTGCTCGGGCCACGCGGAAGCGCTGTTTGGGTTCGCTAGCTGGAACGAATCGGGGCCAGACGCGAACGGATCGTGGTCGACAGGCTGGACGTCGTAATTGTTCGGCGAATCCGCCATCGCGCCGAACGGGTTTCCCTCGACCGGCTCGACGTCGTAATCGCCGAGATCTTCAGTTGGCACTACCGCAGCGCGCCCGGGTCATACGGCTGGCCCGCTTCGATCGTGCCCTGAGTCGCTTCGTTAGCTGAGCCGGAGCCCGCCCCGACAATGACGTCGAGGGTGGCCGTGATCCCGCCCGACTCGGCGGAGACCGTTATGGTTCCGACTGCGACGGCGGACACGACCGCTCTCGTGTCGTCAGCGTCGTCGGCATTGACCGTTGCGGTGTTCTCATCGGATGACGACCATGTGATAGCGCCGGGTTTCTCGGCCGAGTTGCCAGACTCGTCAGTGTAGGAGACTTGCAAATCGACACGTTGTCCATTGGGGAGTTCGACAGCCATTTTCGTTCCTCGCGCAGTCCATCCGGCGCCTGAGACTTTCAGGGTGGCGCCCGCCGCTTCGCCGGGTGGCGGCGGGGTGTACGAGTTGGCGAGGATGACTGGGTGGGTCGTGAAGTACGCCGCCGCGCTCGGCTGGTCTTTGAATGGCGGCGAGACGCACATGCACGGCTGACTCATCCATCGACCATAGACGAAGGGGCTCTGCGGCTCCGAGGTAAACGCCATGGCGTCGCCCGCGTAGAACAGGGTGGCGGCTTGGTTCGGATCAAGCGGCTGATTCGCGCTCATCGTCGTTCTCCATCCCGGCCCGCTCGTAGAGAAAATCAGCGAGTGGCGTCCTCTCGTCGTCGTCCCAAATTTCGGACAATGAAATCCATTCCTTGACCCATCCCCATAGAGTCGCGGCGCCGTAATTCGCTTCGAGGGCCGCAAGCAGCCCTGACGTGTCGCTCATCGCCGTCGAATCCTGAAGTATTGGCCCGTGCGAGGATGCTGGACGTAAAATTCGCCATCTGGCGCGCGCCGAGCATGCCCATAGGGCGTCTCGATGTGGCGCCGGATAGCACCGCCGCGCGCAGCCATCATGCTCGGTTGATCCTGTTCGCCGCTCGACGGCCAATATTCCGCCGGAGGATCTTTGTGCAGCTGATATCGCTGATTGATGTTCGGGAATGCGCCCGGGTTGATCAGCGGTTCGTCATCGTCTTGAACCGAGCCGCCGCTCGCCCTTTGCTGCCGAGAGCTGGCCGGACGCGGTCGCGGCTTCGCTTTCACCTCTTGCAGGCGCGCGCGGTGGTCTTGCTGGCCCATCGTGCGCTCGTGTTGCTGCGTGCGGTCCGTCATCGCCGTTTCGTGCTGTCGGCCGCGCTCGTCCATCATCGATTCGTGTTGCTGGCTGCGCGCTTCGCGCTGCGATTCGAGCTGTTGGCCGCGCTCTTCGCGCTGCGATTCCATCTGTTGCTCGCGCTGACCCATCACCGCTTCGTGCTGCCGGTCTTGAGCGCCCATGACCATGTCGGTCTGCGCCTTCTGCGCGCCCATGACGCGGTCGTGCATCTGATCCTGCTGGCCCATCCGGGCTTCGTGCTGCCGGTCGGCCATGTGCTGCATGTCTTCGTGCGCCCAGCCGCCTCTTTCGAGGTTCATTTCGTGCGCTTGGTCGCGCATTTGCGACGCCGTGTCGTGCGCGCGGTCGAGCTGCTTCTGTTGCGCCTCGTGATATTGCTTCGCTTGCTCCATTTGCGGCTTGCGGGCCTCGTTCTGAGCTTGGAAGCTTGCCGTCTTGGTCGCGAGCTGTTGCTTTTGCAGACCGATGTGCGCCGTCGCCATCTTCACTTGCGCGTCGACCTTATGTTGCTCGTCGTCCATCGGCTTGTCGCGCATGTCGAGCTGGAGCTGACCGGCCCGCGTGTTCGCGTCCATCATCGCCGCCTGCCCGGTTAGCATCGCAGCCTGCGCTTTCGGGTCCGGCGGCGGGCCGGAGGGCATCGGATTCAGATACTGGTCCGGATTCGAGAAGCCGATGCCGCGAATGCACATGCGGCGGATCGCGAGGACGTTGAAAGCCCCCGGCTCGTCTTTGGCCATCTGATACAGAGCCGCATTACGGAGCATCCGCTGCAAATGCGAGGCCGTATTCGGGTCCGCCTTGGCGACAATTTCATTCTCGTTCAAGGCCTGCTGAAGGACTTCGGCGTCCCAGTCGTAGGCTCCGCGCTTGAGCGAGCGGTAGAAGGCCTCGGGGTCCTCGCGGAATCGCTGGCACAGGAGCTGAAGCTCGTCGGACTGCGCCGCGCACAGGCGCTTGTGGGTCGCGAGCAGCGGTTTGATCGCCTGCTCGATTAACGCCAACGTCGTGCCGACCGGCGCGTCTTGGCGGCCCTCGCCGACCATGATTTCGGCGGTGCCGCCGAGGCTCTTGCCCTCGGTGTTGAGCTGCTGAACGAAGCCCACCCAGACCGCGTCGGGGCTCTTGTAGGGCATGCCCATCGCGACTTGCTGAATCGGCAGACCGCCGGTCTCGACTTCGGCCGCCCCTCCCGGCGGGATGCGGAATATGTTATTGTTCTGTCTAGCCGCTCCCTTGGCAACTAAAAGCCCGGGAAAATTGGCGAACATGCCAGCATCGACGATCTCTCGCCAAGCAGCTGTGATGCCGTTCGTAATATTTCCAAGTAGATGACTTAGACCAATACTATAAAAACCGAACCCACGGATGAACGGAAACTGGACGAAGTAGGTCTTTGGCAGACACATTTCATCGTCTTCGTCCCAGTTTCTTCGCAACTCGACGATTGTTCTGCTTTCTTTGTGGATGACGGCCTTGTACGGGACCGCCAAGCCGTCCGGCTCGCCATCGGTCTCGTGCTCGAAGCCATCGATATCCAGCTCGCAATAGGTCTCGAAAAACTCGTGATCGCGGTCGTCCTGCTCCCAGCTGTCGAAGCGGCGGATGCCGGAGATTTGCTCGCTCTGCATCTCGGTCGGCGACTTCTCGATATAACCGGGCTCGGACAGGTCGACGTCGCGGTAGGCTCCGCAGAGCTGCATGCGGCGGACCATCGACGGGCGCATGAACACGCGGTGCGTGACGCGGCCCGCGTCATAGATCGAGGTCGCCGAATTGTTGACGATGAGATCGTCGCCATAGACGGCGCGCGAGATCGGGCGGCGGAGAATCGGATCGTGGCACACTTTCTTGAAGACGCACCCGTCGAGACCTACGCGGAGGAGCATTTGGTCCGTGTCAGGAACCCAGGGCTTGTCGGTGACGGTCAGGTAGTGATTGAGATCGTGCTCCAGCGCACTGGAAAGCGTGTCGAGGTCTTCAGTCGAGCCCGACGAGTCTTCGGTGACCTTGGCTGGCCCATCGGTGGGGCACAGCTCGGCGAAGGCGTTGGCGCCGAATCGGATCACCGCTTCCGCCAGTAGCGTCGCCCGGATCTGCGACTGCCCTTCGAGCGGGGCGGAGCCATCCGATCCGTTCGACCGCATCGCCTCGATGCGCAGGCCCATCAGCTCCATGCCGCGAGCGCGCGTGTCGAGCCATTCGCGGCGCGATTCGTTGTCGGCTTCGATCAGGCGAAGCAGCTCGTCGGCGATTCCGTTGAGCTGCGCTTCGGGGAGCACATCGGCGAGATTGTCGCCGAACTCGGTATCCTCTTTCGCGATGCGCCTCGGGCCGACGTAGACGATGACGCCGCCGTCTTCGGTCTCGATCTTGGTCGCTTTGTCGTAATCGATATCGCCGTCGTCGCTCGACAGGTCGACGTCGCGCGGCGCGAAGATAGTCGCGAGATCATCATCGTCACGATCAAGCTCGCCGTCGATCGGCGATGACGGGAGCCTGATCGCACTGAGTCCCCCCAGTCCAGCCATCGGAGACCTCAGTCGGTGACGAGAACCAGCTGTTGTTCAAGATCTCTTTCGGCCGTTTCATCGAGCGGCCTGCAAATGCACATCGTGCCATGGACGCGCGCGGCCCCGATCCATTTCTCGGCCGGATCGCCATGCCGTTTGAGCCTGTGGCCAGCAAAGAAGAGCTGCTTGGCCTCTTCCTTGTCGAGCACCTTCTCTTCGGGCTTTTCCTTTTCCTCCTCCGGCCGCTGCGGCTGCTGATCCGGCTGGTGGACCCCGGGCTGGACAGGCGCGGGCTGCGTCGGATGACGATCGGTCGGCGTGGGCCGCTGTTCGGCTTGCTTAATCGTGCGCTCTTCATCCGGGCGGATGTGCTCTTCATCCTCCCGATTGCGCTCGGGCGGTCGCTCCGATCTCTCCGCAGGCCTCGGCTGCGGGCTTCGGCTAGGCTCCGCATGGGTCTGGCGAGAGCCTGATCCGTGCGTCGGCTTATCTGTGGCCATGATTCATCCCTCTTTGGTCGAGGGCGCATTAAGGCATCCCGCCCTCTGGGCGCGGCGGGATTTCGCGCAGCAAGCGAGGGAGTCGTCAAGCCGTGCGGTAAACGTGAACCGAAAACTCTTGGCCCCGGAAGCGGAAACTCACAGAAGAACCAACGCTTCCGATCATCTCGACGCCGGTCTGCATCGCAAGGTGGCCTTGGAGCATTCGCGCCCAAGAGGCGAGCCCTTCGTCCACGGTGGCGACAGGAGGCCTCTGACGCCGGTCAATGCCGTCCAAGCCTTCGTCGTTGGGAGAGACACTCGGATCGTCCGCCATGCCAGCCCTCCTGATGCTCCTTCCAGCGAATCGCCGGATCGTATCGCGGCGGCAGAACGACGCAAAGGATGGCGATCACGCCGAGCGCATACCCGAGAAGGTCAGGCACGTCCGGGTCTCCCGAGCGAAGGAGCTTTTGCCGCGCCGCCGATCGCTAGCGGCTTCGCGTGACGCTCCTTGCGCGACATCTTGCCGCGCTTCACGCCAAGCTTGGTCGCCTCGCGAGTTCCCTTTTTGAGTTCGCCCGCCTTTTGGAGCGCCGATGTAGCTACCGCGTATTCGTTGACGTCAGGGCTCGACTTCCGGATCGCCTTGACTGCGTCTTCCCAGATTTTTGGCATGGGCCGCTCCTAATGCGTATGACGGGATGATACCGAACATGCCCAGTCGGTTAGAAGCTTCGTGCGGGGCCAGCGGGCGCTCGCGGTGAAGCCACGCAAGCTGGCATGCGTGGCTGCAAAACCGCGCAGTCTCCTTATCGCACGCCTGAGTGCTGTGTTCCTTACCGCATTCTTCGCAGGCGATCGTGATACGATTTTTGCGCGGGCGACTTAACGCAACAGCGCGGCAGTGAAAGCTACAGAAATTTCGGCGCGTTGCCGCGCTGGGCCACAGCATTTGATGGACCCCGCACTCGGGGCAGACGAACTCTATCTTCATGCCGACTCAGGGTCGCCTCCGCGCGTGATCTGCACTTTCATCACCCCGGCATGCTTCAGGAGAGTGAGCGCAAACGCAATCGCCATATCCTGCGGCAGGGAAAGCCATGCGACCGGCTTGCCGAAATCGAGCCGCACCATAGGCGTGCCATCCGGCGCCTGATGGTGGCTGAGCGCGACGTTGATCCCGCCTTCATCGTCATCGCTCAGCTTGCCGTGCGGGAAGTCGCCGGTCGGCCCGAGCTTAGGCTCGTCCATCCATCTTCTCCTTGAGCAGCTCTCGGGTCCTTTCCTCGTTGACCGGCACCAGCGACCAGACCGCCTTGCAGAAGAGCTGGAACATCCCCTCGCGCATCTTGCGCGTCTCGCGCTCGTCGACTTTGCCCTTGTTGTTCGAAGCGAACATCCCGGCGAGATGCATGGAGACCAGATCGGCGAGCGCCGCGCTCTGCACCATCGGCTCCCGGCCCGCGAGAAGCGGCATGATCTGGTGGGCCAGCTCCATAGCCTCTGTGCTCATCTCGCTGGCGATGGGCTGAAGCTGCTTGAGGACTTCGGCCTCGGACTTCAATTGACGCCTCCCATTTGTCGCCTGACGTAATCCTGCGCGAAGACCTCGCACAGCGCCGCGAAGAAGGCGCGCGGCGTGAAGAACTTGAGGAAATCGCCGGTCGCGATCTCCTCCTCGGTGCAGCACAGAACCGAGACCGGCCCGTCTTGGATGATGTCGCCGAGTCCGTTGACGAAGAACAGGCCGTCCGGCGTGTGCATGACGCCCAGATTGACGCCATGCAGATCGCCGATCTTGAACGCGATCTTGTCGAGGATCGGCCGCACCTCGAAGGCGCTGCGAACCTTCGCCGATCGCCGGAGTTGCGATTCGCTCATTGCAAGTCTCGCAAGGCGCTGATGAACTCTTGGACGACGGCGCGCGGAATCAGAACGCCCTCGGCGTCATGGTGCCAGAGATTCCTGATCCGGATGTAGTCGTCGTTCTCGGGATAGTCCTCGACCGTGCTGTTCTGCGCTTCGCCGTCCTCATCGTACTTGATCAGCATCGAGCGTTTCTCCTTCGCTTTGTAGCGCCAGTTCTCCGCGAACAGATGATCGACCGGGATCGCGAATCCGGCCACCCAATTGTTGCCGTCGGTGTAGCAGGCCGAGATGATCTTCTCGTCGCCGTAGGGCGCGATCTCGAAGCGCTCGAAGCCTTCGTACCGGAAGTTTTTGAACCACGGGCAGTCGAGAATCTCACTCTCGTTGACGTCGCGGCAGACCGCATTCTCGAAGCCCGAGACAAAGTTCGGCCGATATTGCCGAACGTGGAATTTCGTCATGATCGCGATGACCATCCGTTGTCGGCGACCCAATCCGCTTCCTTGCTGCGCTGAGCGTTCTGCATGCTGTGGGGGTCCGTTTTTGGATCGTACCCCGGCAGCCGAGCGTGCTGGCTCAGCCATTTGGATCGCCCTTCTTCAGGCGGCCTTGGCCGATTGGTCCTGTTCGTGTTCGCGAATGCGGTCTTGGTCCGATGGGCGACCCGGCTTTTCCATCTCGCCTTCTTCACGGAGTCCTCGACCGCTCTATTTCCTGCCACTTGGCGACCGCAGATGCGCGACCGGCGCGCGCCGCGAACTCCCGCAAAAATGTCTTCCCTGCGATCTCTTCCGCCGTCGCGGCGACCATGATGTCGCCGTCATCGCTAATCGGGTCACCATCGTCGTCGACAAAGACGAGCCGATCGCCGGATTCGTCCACCCCGATCTCGATCCCCAATGTCCGACCCAGCCTGCGCGCCATCCGGTTGAGGCGTTCACAGACTTCGGCAGCGTTCGAATCCATCCCAATTCCTTCCTGAAAAAGCGGGCGGCCCCATCCACGATTGCTGGGGGGCAAGACACGCTTTGAGGCCGCCCGGGCCGACGGGAGTCGGCCTATTGGCAGCCTACGCGCAAAAACAAAACTTGCAACTCTGTCCCGAATGCGGTATATAAGGGACGGGCACATTTCCGATGCCCGAGGAGTCGAAATATGAAAACCCAAAAATTGACCAAAATGCAGGAAGCCTATCAGCGCTGCGAAATGATGCGCCGGAGCCTCGGCAAACTAGGCCGCTGCATGGAGGTCACCGAGGACAAGAAATACGGGATTCTCTGGGAGCGCTGGCTCGTCGGCAAGACCTCGGTCGTGCTGCTCTCGACGCCGGACTGGACCGAGGTGTTCAAGCCGCTCACCGAGGACATGACGTGGGACGGCACCGTCGCCGCCCTCGAAACTGTCGCCAAGGCCTAACCAACAGGGTGGTCATTTCAAACCTTTGAAGTGACCACCCCCCGAACTGGAGTCGATCATGAAAAAAGCAGTCGCCTACTTCCGCACCTCGTCCGCAACCAACGTTGGCGAGGACAAGGATTCGCGGAAGCGCCAAGAAGATGCCGTCTTCGCCTATGCGGGGCGCAACAACATCGAGATCGTCAACGGCTATTACGACGCCGCCGTCTCCGGCGCCGATCCGCTCGACAAGCGGGAGGGGTTCAAGCTCCTCTTGCAGCGCATCGCGTCGAACGGCGTCCGCACGATCCTCGTCGAGACCGCGAATCGGTTCGCCCGCGACCTCATGGTGCAGGAGACCGGCTGGCGCCTGCTTCAGGACATGGGCGTCGAGCTGATCGCGGTCGATTCGCCGGGAGCCTTTGTCGACGACACGCCGACGGCGGTCCTGATCCGGCAGATCCTCGGCGCGGTGGCGCAGTTCGACAAGGCGCTGACGGTCGCCAAGCTGCGGGCGGCGCGCGACCGCAAGATCGCCGCGACCGGCAAGTGCGGCGGGCGCAAGAGCTGGGCGGAGATGGATCCGCGCGTCGTGCCGATCGCGCGTGAGTTGCGGCACGAGAAGGGCCTGTCGCTCAACGCGGTCGCGCGCGAGCTGGAGCGCCTCGGATTCGTCGCCAAAACCGGAAGTCGGTTCACCCGATCGGTCGTTCAGCGGATGGCGGACGCGGTCCTGTAGGACTGCGTTCTTTGAATGTTCGAAGGCTGGCCTTCGAACGACACATTTTCGCCGCAAATCTCACAAAACATGCAAAAGGGCCGCCGCGATTGCAGTCGCGACGGCCCGGTAGTGCAAACAAGCCTAGCGATAGGAGATCGCCATCATGACACCTAATGTCATTCCAGAACTCGTCAACGTCCTTCCCCCGGGAGTCGCGATCGAGACCATCGATTCGGTCGACGGCCTCCACGACCGGCTCGGCAAGGAGTCGCTCAACGGCACGGTGCGCCCGCTTTTGGGCACGGCCTTCATTCAGGGCAACCGCCTTCAGTTCGTGACAGCGGTTCCCATGAAGACCTTCACCGATCTCGCGAAGGTCGATCGCTCCAGCAAGCGCGCGACCGCCGATGAGGTCGCTGAGCACTCGAATCGCCCCGGCATCCCAGCGCATCAGAAGGACATCCGGGGCTATCTGGTCGACAACGCCTGCAAGCGGGAGAAATTCATCCTCCCGGGCTTCATGCTCAACTGGGGCGCGAAGCACAACGCTGACGACGCCGAAGCCAACGACGCCAAGGTGAGCCTGATCATCTACCGGCCCACCGCGACGCTCGGAATCAACGTCTGGTCAGCCATCCTGATGCTGCCGACCTATGTCCGGCTGCACATCACGGACGGTGCGCACCGCGACACGGTCATCGAGAGCATCGGCGCCGATAAGCGCCTGCCCGACGATGAGCGCGCCGCGCTGTTTGAGAACGCGGTGAGCTTCACCGTGGTCTTCGAGCCTGATTCGGCCTCGGCCCATCAGGATTTCGCGGACGCGGGGAAGGCGCGGCCGATCGCTCAGTCGCTCGTCATCACCTACGACGTCCGCGACCAGAAGAATCAGCGCGCGCTTCTCCTCGTCAAGAACCTCAAGTTCTTGCGCACCTACGTCGACGCGACCGCGACCAACGTCAATCTGTCGGCGCGTTCCTCGAAGGTCTGGTCGATGTCTGCGATGCGGATGCTCGTGTCGCAGATCGTCGACCATTACTTCGATCCCGATCTGGAGGCGCCGAAAGACGCCGGAGCCAAGTGGCAGCGGGATCAGGTCGCGAAGCACACCGACGGGCTTGAGGACTTTCTGCGCGAGTGCATCGGGCATATCCCGGTTCTCGCCCAGCTCGATCAATCCATCCGCGCCGAGGAGCCCACGGTGACGGTTGGCGAGCTGCGCGAGTCGCTCGGCGGCGACGTGCTCTTGCGCGGAATCGGCATGGCGATCCTCGCCCGGGCGTTCTGCTTCTGCAAGGACCACGACATCGGCTACGACCGCATGGCGCAAGCGCTTGGCGGCGTCGACTGGCACGTCCTGACCGTCGAGCGCACGTCGCTCGAAACGGCCAAGGCGGAATCCGGCGCCGCCTTCGCCGCAGCGGTCGTCGCTGGCGCGCGTCCGCTCTGGTCCCACATGATCACGGTCAGCGAGGCGGGCTTCCGGATTCGCTCGACCGCTGCGGCGGCCGACGAGGCGTGGGAGCGGATTGTCGCTGAGCACAAGCTCGAAGATCTCGCCGAAGCGGCCGAGGACGTCGTCTAGGTCGATTTTCTCGACCACAAAGTAGGGGGCCAGCCGCGAGGCTGGCCCTTTTCATTTCAGGTCCGCTTCGGCTGCGGCTGCGGCGGGAGCCCCTGATCCGGACGGCCCCCCGGCGCGATTGGATGCGAAGGCCTGCCGCCTCCGCTACCCGGGCGGCCCCCGGGGGCAATCGGATGCGAAGGCCGTCCGCCGCTCCCCGGCAGACCCTGATCAGGCGTCAGGCTCGGATCGATCGCGGCCCATCGGTAGCCGACGCCGACGATCCACACGAAGCAGAGAATCGGCCCCTGAATCGAGGGCGGCAGCGGCGGCCATACGGCGCCCGGAGGCAGGAAGATCGGGGGCTGGGGATGCGGCTGCTCGGGAGGCAGGCCCTGATCGGGATGTTCGCCCGAGGGCGGGAGCCCCTGATCCGGATGCTCGCCCGAGGGCGGCTGCGGCGGGAGTCCTTGATCCGGATGTTCCCCGCCCGGATAGATCGGGTGGGTCGGCAGGAGCGGAGGCGGAGGCGGCCAGATCCCTACGGGAGGCTGCGGCCAGATCCCGGGCCGCGACGGCAGCGAATTGTCGGGGCGGACAGGGAAGGTCGGCCTGCCGCCGCTACCCGGGAGACCGTTGTCGATGACCGGCGGGAGCGGCCAGCCAAAGCCCGGATCGACCGGGCCTTGGACCGGCGGAAGCCCCTGATCGGGTTGCTCGATGCCGATTCCGTAATCGGGGTCGACCGGCCCCTCGCCTCCCGGCAACCCCTGATCCGGGTGCCCCGCACGCACGATCTTTAGAAACCCTTTCACGTATGGCATGATGGCGTTTCTCCTCTTTCGGTCCGGAATCGGGCCGCAAAGTTGTATGCACCCCGTCGTTAACGCAGCCGTGACGCGAGGGATAGATGGCCACGACCCTCACAGACGACGATTTTGCACGAGCCGCGAAAGCGCTCGACGTCGAGATCTGCGCCATCAAGGCGGTCGCCGAGGTCGAGAGCGCTGGCGCCGGGTTTCTGCCAGACGGGCGGCCATCCATCCTCTTCGAAGCGCATGTCTTTCACGCCGAATCCGGCGGCAAACACGCCAAAGCCAAGGACCGGCACGGATCCCCGCTCTCGACGCCGAGGTGGAACAAAGCGCTCTATGGCGCAGGCGGCGCGCATCAGCACAATCGTTACGAAGACGCCCGCGCGCTCAACGCCGACGCCGCCAACAAGGCGTGCAGCTGGGGCATGTTTCAGATTCTCGGCCGCAACCACAAAGATTGCGGATTCGACGACAGCCAGAGCTTCGTCGACGCCATGTGGACCGGCGGGGCGGGCGCGCATCTCGACGCCTTCGTCGCCTTCATCAAGGCCAACAAGCTCGACGGCCCGCTCCGGCTCAAGGACTGGTCGACCTTCGCGCGCGGCTACAACGGTCCGGCCTACGCGCAAAACGCCTACGACAAGAAAATGGCCGCCGCTTACGTCCGGTGCAAGAAATAGGGACAGCTAGCTCAGTCGGTAGAGCGTCGCGTTGAAGGCGCGAGCGTCGGTGGTTCGATTCCATCGCTGTCCACCACCACGTTAATTTTTTTGACCACGTTGGAGGACGCGCCCGCGCCCGCCGCCGTGCTCAAACTCCCAGATCAAGCTCTGCGCCGCGTCCAGCTGATCCATCGCCCCGACGATGAACGTGCGCGCCGACGACGTCCGCCCATCATGCAGCTCGCACGCCGCCTGCTCGACCATCCGCTCAGCAAACCGGAAGCGAAACTCGACCTGATTCTCAAGCGCCCCAGCGGGGGTGATAGTCGGGCCAATCTCGCGCATCACATCACCGCCGCACCACCATGTAGACGACCCAGCCCACGCAAACGACGATCAGGGCGATTCCCTGAAACAGAGCCGGATACGGAAACTGGTGCGCGTCGATCACTCGACGGCCTCCCAATCGGTCGCCAGCAAATCGGTCTGCGAGCACAGCCACGGCACGAGGTCGCCCTGCGCGGTGAACATGAACACGTAGGGCAGCGTCATCTTGTTGCCGGTGTTCTCACCCGGCTGTTCAAGCGCCAGCCACATGCCCTTGCCGTTCCAGCCCGAGCGCCGCACCCGGTCGCCAAACCAAAGCTGCTTCACCGCCCAACCGATGTCCATCGCTTCGCCTCCTTCAGATCGGATAGAGCGGCATCGGCGGAGTCGGCGGCGCCAGCAGCTCTTGATATTCCTCCATCGCCACCTCGCTCGACTTCTTCAGCAAGCCCCGATCGCGCAAAAACTTGAGCGCCTGACAGACCGCGTCCGGGATGTCGTCATGCTTGCCCTTGGGGAAGCTGGCGCACTGCGCCATGCACAGCTCAGCCCAGTCGCGCGGCCACACCGCGCCCGATTCCTGCGTCTGCCCCGGAACCCACATCACCCCCTTGCGGGTCGAGCCGTCGGCCTCCTCCTCGCCCCACAAATGCGTCAGCGCGTTCGCCCGCGCGTGCTTGTCCATGTTGCCCGGATCGATCCGCTGCACCGCAAACTCCTCGTCCTTGGTCAGCCGCGAGATCTCCTGCGCCACGCTGATTCCGCTCGCCTTGTTCTCGATCAGCAGCCGATGCACCTTGAGCTTGCGGCACGACTTGATGATCTCCTCGACCAATTCCGCCACCGGCAGCCGCTTCTGCCAGCACGCCATCAGCATCGCCTGCTGAACCCCGCGATGATTCGTCCACGCCCCAACCACCACAAACGCCGAATAGTCGTTGGCCTGCTTCTCGCCATACGCCGGATCGAGCGAGCCGACGATGTAGTCGAGATCCGGATATTGCGTCTCGTTGCGCCCATAAGTCCGCGCGACGTTGCGACTCCATAGCTCCCAGCCGTTGTACGGAAACAAGCCCCCGCCTCGCGGCGCCGGCCGCTGCTGATACTGCCCAGCGTAAGCGAACTTCTCCATGTCGCGCTTGAGCTTCTCGACCTCCTCGCGCGGCCACCGCTCGGAAAACAACAGCTCGCCGTCCGAGCGCCTCGGATCCGAGAATCCGATCTGCGTCTCGCAATGGCGCCCGCTCTCGTATTCCATCGGCAGCACCAGCTGCACGTAATCCGGCATGAACTCCTGCACGATGCCCGAAATGTCCGCCTCGTGCAGCCGCTGCATGATGATCACGATCGCGCTCTTCGCCTGATCGTTGAGCCGGTTCACCGCGCCCTCGCGAAACCTTCGGGTGGCGCGCTCCCGGTCGAGCGCCGACTCCGCCTTCTCCACCGAGTGCGGATCATCAATCATCAGCCGGTCGCCGCGTCGGCTGGTCAGCGAACCGAACGCCACCCCGTCTCTGGTGCCCGTGAGCGTGTTCTCGAAACTCAGCTCGCCCGCCCGCGTCAGCTCAACATGCGGCCAATGCCGCTGGTACCAATCACTCGTCAACAGCATCCGCGTCTTGCGGACGTCCCGCACCACCGCCGACTCCGCGAAGCTCGTGCTGATGTACCGATAGCTGGTCAGCCCCTTCGGCCCCCACTCCCACGCGGGCCAAAACACATTCACCAAAAGCGACTTCATGCTGCCGGGAGGCACGTTGATCAGAAGCCGGGTGATCAGCCCACTCGAGACGCACTCCAAATGCTCGCAAATCGCGTCAACCATCCACCCGTGAACATAGGTTCTTCGCGGCTCCAATACGTGCCACGCCTCCTGTACAAAATTGGCGAGGCTAACCCGGCACTTCTCCCTCACCGTCGAGATCGACTCCGACGCCTCCATCCGGTTGAGCCCCAGCTCCCGGCTCATCAGCTCCGCCACCACCGCCTCGTGGCTCGGTAGATTGCTCGATCGCCCCATCAATCATCACCGGACCTCTGGCGAGCGGTCGCAACGCCTTCTCCAACTCAATCAACTGCGGAACACTCAACCGCGTCAAATCCGGCCCCTGCTGATCGTTCGGCCTCGGCGCCGCCCAACTCGGCCCACCCATCCGCTCCAACCAAAACTTCGCCATCCCAGCATCCGCCTGCCGCCAGTTCTTCTCCGGCCCCCCAACGCCCATGAGGAAGGCGGATTCCGCCATCTCATTCGTCCGCTTCGCCGCCCCCCTAATCATCACGTCCTTGTACTTCCGGTACAAACGCTCCGGCTTAATCCCCGTCAGCAACGTGATCTGCTGCGGACTCATCCCGTTCCCGCTCATCGCCTCAATCGCCCCCTCAAGCTCCTTCGCTTGCCGCTCCAGCTCCAACTGCTGCTCCGCCGTCTTCGGCCGCCGCGCACCCATCTCACATGTCCGCTCTGAACAACCCGTGCAAACATAGCAATATTTTTCGGAGAGGGCTTCAAGCCTAAAACTTCGAGACCGGGCCTCCCCCCCCCCTCTCGTCACCCACTGGTTGCATTCACATAGCCCATACAACCGCATGCCCCACCTGTGTGCGCCATGCGTTATATGCATGTCCCGCTATCTCCAGATACAGAGACGCACCATGAGCAACATCAAGCACTTAGCGCCTGTTTACGCGGTGCGCAGCGCGGTCGAGCGCGGGACAAGCGCGGGACGCCATTCGACCCTCGTTTAGAGCGCCAACAGGCAGGACTCGTCGCTCTCGAATCCACCGAGGTGGAGGGCTCGCGCTGCCTCTGGGAAAGGGGAGCAAGGCGGGACGAACGCGACGGAGGAGCGAGCGCAGCGGTTTGTCCCGGCGCAGCGGGGACGTGAGCGGGACGTAGGGTGCGAGGTTCGCGGCTCTGGGTGCTAACGATATCGGTTAGCTGACTGGGCTACGCCGTCGATCGACTACGTCGAGCGCTCCGCTTCGCCGTCTCCGCCACTTGAGACGGTTCAAGTCCGGCAGCGTAGGTGGAGTTTGAGGAGGATTTAATTGGGTCGTGTCAAGAGGGACATGGCGATTTGCGTCGCCATGCTGACCGCTCTTGAAATTTGATCGGGGCGCGCCCGCTAACGCCCTGATTTGCTCACTGGCGTTTGCTGCAAGGTTGGGCCTATCTTGCACCCCATGCGAACCAAACGACCGTCAGCGGGCCGCGCATGGTCGCGCATTGGCGCCCTCTTGGTGACCTGTCCCAACTGTCTGGCGCAGCCGGGGAAGGTCTGCCGAGGCAAGCGCCGAGCGCGGACCCGGGTTCACGTTGAACGCCTCTATGCGGCGCGCGCCGCCGCAATCGAGCGAGCGAAGGGAAGCGACTAATGACCGACAAGACTCCTTGGGACGACCCATATTGGCGCGGGCTGGCCGCTCGACTCGTCTCGGCGATCGAGGGCTATGCGGAGGCCTACCAGCGCGAGGCGGCGGTGATGGAACGGCGCGAGCCGCGACTGCAAGCCGAGAGCGACTACAAATTGCGGCGAGCTAAGGCGGAGCCTGAGCCTGAACAACCGATTGATATCACTGAGTAATCAGCGCTGGCTTTCGGATATCCCCGGAATAAGCCGAAACTCGACCACTCGGAATTACGATAACGTCAATGGCTTAGCGCCGATCACTTCAACCGCAACATTAAGAACTGGCATTAAGTGCGAAAAAACGAGAATCGCTAAAATCGCGAGAGAAGGCCAAGGACTGGCGTTGCGTGCAAGTCCGGTATCCTATGCCCCAAAAATAAAACGGGCGTCCTAGGGCCATTCCCGTCCGTTTAAACGGGTATTGCGAGACAGACGGTTTGGGGCCGAATCGAGCTTCCAACGCCCTTCAGACGCCTTCCAACGCCGTTCTCGTTTTGATCCAATTGGCTAAACCGGGGTCGTTTTTGAGATCAGTTTAGCCAACTCCCGGCGCCTGCTATGAGGGCGGCTGCGGGCGACGACAGGTCAGGTGACCGAGTGGCGCTGTAAACGCCGTGCCTTTGCGCTAGCGGGGTTCGAGTCCCCGGTCGCCTACCATCCCGCTTATTTAAGCGTGTCCGAGTCCTTTGTCCCGGCGATGTCCCGCTGATGTGTCCCTGCGATGTCCCTATCCTGTCCCGGGACAAGCGCGGGACAAAAGGCGCGTTCTCGCGGTCGCTATAGGGACATACTAATAAGGAGTCCGGAGAACGGTCGCGATGCTGACTTTATTTGCATTGACCATCTTGACAGATTGTCCCGCAATCACCTAGTTAGGGGACAGGCCGCTGCCTAGCGGTCGCAACCCAACTGGAGTCGAACCTATGAATACCACTGCCAAGCCTGCCCGCACCTATGGCTTCCGCATCGAACCCGGCCACAAGTGGGCCGAGTCGGACTCGTTCTGCATTCGCGTGATGGCGCGCGAGGGCGACGCCGAGCACCCGATCAATCCCTCGCTGGATGGCGAGTTGAGCTACTACGGCGCGCCCAAGGCGGCTGACGGGCTCATGCTTCACGGGCTCGTGATCCGCGCCTACCGCAGCGATTACAAGTCCGGCGGCGCGTTCCTTCGTCCGGCTGAGTTCGAAGACGTGAGCTACGTCAAGGCTGGCGACTGCAAGCGCATGCTGAAGACGTTCGATCGCATCACGCGCGAGCTTCGCAAGGCTCAGGTCTCCGAGGAGATTGGCGACTATCTGGGCGCCGTGGCGAAGGCGATCGGCGCGACGTTCTACGTGCGCCAGACGCGCAAGTCCGATTCGTCCAGCTACAGCCATTCGGATTGGTCGTTCGAGTCGCTCGCCAACCTGAAGGCGGCGGCGCGCGCCGAGTGGGCCAAGCTTGAGGCTGCGCACCGGGCGAAGTTCGGGGAGGGCGTCGAGGCCTAGTCAAGGCGAAACCCCGGCCGGTGGCCATTTCTGGCCGCTGGCGCGGGGTCCGGGCGTGAGGCGCCCGCTGATGAGCCTAATCATCTGCAACTGGAGTCGAGACAATGCCTTTCCACAACCCCGCATGGATGAGCGCCGGACCGGCGCGTGATGACGAAGACGCCTTTGTGACCCCGGAGCGCTCCGGAACCAAGCACCGCGAGACGTGCCGCAAGTGCAACGGGCGCGGTTCCTTCATTGGCTACAGCGGTCGCAACTTTGGCCAATGCTTCGAGTGCAAGGGGCGCGGGTTCAAAGAATTTGTGCAGGCGCCCGAGGCGCGGGCGAAGGCTCGCGTGCAACGCGCCGATCGCAAGGCGAAGTCCATTGAGGCGCAGCGGACATGGTTCGCCGAGGCGCACCCCGAGGTTTGGGCGTGGATTCAGTCGAGCCGCGCCACCTTTGAGTTTGCCGAGTCGATGGCGGAGGCGATCGACAAGTTCGGGGACCTGACCGAGCGCCAGCTGGAAGCTTGCGAGCGGGCGGTCGAGAAGCGCAACGCGGCGCGCAAGGCGCGTGAGGAGGCCAAGGCCAATGCGCCGGTCGTTTCGGCCGACAAGCTCATGGGCGCCTTCGACGCTGCGGTCGCGAAAGGCCTGAAGCGCCCGGTGATGCGCTTTGACGGGTTCTCCGCCTCGCTGGCGCCCGCGACCGGCAAGAACGCTGGCGCGGTCTACCTGAAGGGTTTCGACGGCGAGTACTGGGGCAAGATCGCTGGCGGCCGGTTCCAAGCTTCGCGGGAGTGCTCGCGCGAGGCCTCAGAGGCGGTGCAGGCGGCGATGGCGGACCCGCTGGCGGCTGCGGTGGCTTACGGGCGTCGCACGGGTCAGTGCTCATGCTGTGGCCGGGAATTGACCAATGCGGAATCGGTCGAGCTTGGCATTGGTCCCATCTGCCGCGAGCGGTTCGGACTGTAAGGCGAAACGCGGGGGGAGACTCCCGCGTCGCACCGTGACGCGGTGCCTGACGAGCCTATCGCCAGATCCATCAAACGGAGTCGAGATCATGAGCTATGAGACAGTTTGGTCGTTCAAGACCGCCAATTTCACCGTCACCTATGACATCGCGCCCGAGGACATGGACCCGCGCGACGAACTGGACCCGCACAGCCTCGCGGACGTTCTCGCCGATCGCGCCGCATGGTTCCAAGCGCGCGTTGCGGTGCGCCTGCCATCGGGCGGGATCATCGGCTCATCGCACCTTGGCGGATGCTGCTATGATTCGACGGAGTCCTTCCGCACCTCGCATTTCGAGACGGGCGTGCGGCATCGGAACACGCTCGCCAACAAGGCGCGCGGAATCCGCTTCATGGACTACTTCCCCGACATGGTGCGCGAGGCGGTGAAAGAAGCGCGGACGAATGGCGCGATACGGCTGCGGGCGCCGTGAATTGAAGGCGAAACGCTGGGGGAGACTCCAGCGTCGCGGCGTAAGGCGCCGCCTGACGAGCCTATCGCCAGCGAATCGAAGGAGTCGAGACTATGAAAACCAAGCTTGTATTTGTCGTTGAGTTGGACGGCGTCGAGGGGACCGACTTGGAGTCGGGCAACCTAAGCGATGCGGCCTTGTGGGCCGAGATCAAACTGAACAAGGGGCGGCCCTCCGCGACTGTCACAGCCTACCGCACTGTGGCGGACGCTGCCGCTGACGAGCCGCTCTCGGCCGAGGAGCGCGCCCATTTCGAAGGCGCGGTCCTGAAGCTTCGCCCGGGTCTGCGCTGGGAGGATCGCTCGTGAGAACGCGATACATCGCGGATTTGAATCCCGCCTACCCGAGCAAGGGCGAGCGCCGTTACGCGGTTTACCGCGTCGCATGCGGCGCTCAGCCGTGGAAGGTCTCGCAATCCGCCTCGCTGCGGCAAGCGCAACTCAAGGCCTGCCAGCTGCAAGTGAAGTGCGATCTTATCGACATGGGATTCGCCATGGAAGGAATCGACCGATGAGCGCGCCGCTGACGCCTGCCGAGCAATCGGCGCTCGACGTTGTCGTGCGGACCATGGGGCATCGCTGGAAGAGCGCGCTGCGCCGCTGGTGGGAGCATTGCGACTACCCTTCGTGGGTGGACGCACAGGCTCTGCAAGGGCTGCGCAACATGCGCGGGCCGGTCTGGCTCGACCGCTACCGCCACCAGCTCCGCCTGCCAAGGGGCGTCCGATGAGCCCGCGCGATCCGGCGCGGCCGGTCTATCTCCGATTGGGCGATTGGCATGCGTCCGAAACGTCTCGCAACTATGCGCTGGGCGAAACCGAGCCGGGGGTATCGGTCTATGACCTCGACTCCGCTGGCCAGCCGATCGTGCCGGAAGAGAGCGAATGGGCCGCCGTGGACTTCGCTGAGCGCGTCGCGAGTAATGATCCGGCCTACCTCGTGCAAGGCGATTTGGTGGGCGAAGGACACGATGGCGAGCCGCTTTTGCGGTGCCTGACTATCGTGGGTCACTGGTCGAAACCGTCGCCATCTTGACAGTTTTTGCGTCCCATACTATCTGAGTGTTCCGGGCGGCGCCTAACCGCCCGGTCTTTTTCGCGCCAACGGAGTCGAAACCATGCGCAACCTACACGCTGAAATCACCGCCAAAATTCTTGCCCAACTGAAGACCGGCGTCGCGCCGTGGCGCAAGCCGTGGAGCGAATACAAGAGCGCGCATGGCGAGGTTATGCCGCGCAACGTCATCTCCGGCCGCCCCTACAGCGGCGTCAACGTTGTCCTCCTGTGGGGGACATCGCAAGTGAACGGCTGGGGTCCGCGCTGGCTGACGTTCAAGCAGGCCAAAGAAGTTGGCGGGACCGTGCGCAAGGGCGAGAAGGGCGAGCAGATTATCTTCCTGAAGCGCTACCTTGCGGACGACAAGGAAAACCCGGGCAAGAAAAAGAGCATCGGATTCCTGCGCTCATACACGGTGTTCAATGTCGCGCAGTGCGACGGACTCCCGCAGCGTTTGCTTGACCCGGTGGTGCCCAGCCTGCCGGTCGATCGCAACGCCCGTGACCCGCTAGTTGAGGGCTTCGTCGCCGCGACCGCAATCAAGGTGATCGAGCAAGGCTCGCGCGCCGCCTATGCGCCGTCGCTCGACCGCATCGAGATGCCTTCGTTGCAGGCGTTCAAATCCTCGCACGCCTTCTACTCGACGCTGTTCCACGAGATGGGCCACGCGACCGGCCACAAGGACCGCCTCAACCGCGATCTGAAGGGCAAGTATGGCGATCGCGCCTATGCGGCCGAGGAGCTAATCGCGGAGCTTTGCAGCGCGTTCACTTGCGCCGAGTTCGGCATCGACATGGAAGAGGCTCCGGCCGCTTACATCGAGACTTGGGTGAGCCTGCTAGAGGCGCGGGACACGGCGATTGTTTCGGCCGCCAGCGCGGCCAGCAAGGCCGTGGAGTGGCTCCGAGGCGCGGCGAGCGCTGAAGAGGCGGACGAAGACGAGGAGCCCGCCAGCGAGGCTCTAATGGCCGCCTAGGCCGGTTGGCTTGGCCATGCCCATCCTGACCGGGGTGGGCATGACCGGGCAAACCGCCCGAGGAGAGTCGAAATGGCTGACAGACTGAATCTCGAAGACCTCAACGTCGCGCATCTTGAACTGACGGTGACCGAGGCGCGCAACGGGCTCGAAGACGAGACGGTGCGGACGAAGATCGAGACCGCGCTGGATGAGACGCAAGCCTACGTTTTCGGCGGCGACCATCCGGTGGCTTACCTCGTCATCAAGATCACGAGGGATGCCCGATGAACGGCGCAGCGGGCGCGAGCGCGAGAACGCTCAATCTAACGTCGCACGATGCGATCGGGCGTTGCGAGGCGATGCATGCCTTTACCGACTCCGCGCAGGCCGCCGTCAACGCAGGCGATGACGCCAAACTGGATCACGCGATTCAGGCGATGGCGATGACGTTGCTTGACTTAGAGCAATACCGAGACCGCGAGCGGTTCCTCGCGGAGATTGTCAGCGAAGAAGAAGGTGAGTGAAACAAATGGCTATCAATGTCTCGCATGACCGCACGGGAAAGCGGACCGCTTTCGACGTGTTCACCATCTCGCAGAATCCCCCCGACATCCATCCGGCGGGACAGGTTTATTTCCACGATCAGGGCACCTTCGAGAACTACGTCGAGGCGCGCAACTACGCCAAGAAAGAGCTGAAGGGCTCAATCTGGATTGTGGTCGAAACCGTTCGCACGCTTCGCGCCTCCTCGCCGGAACATACAAAATGGATCGCGGCGCAGCATGCGCGAGAGATTGAACCCAACCATCGCAAGATTGCCGATCGAATCGACGGTTACGACCGCGACGATTTAGGCGAATCTCCGGATTGCTGAACGCGAGCGGGACGGCGTCGAGCAATCGTCGCCGCCTCGCGGGCGCTCATGTCCGACAAGGAGTCGAATCCAAATGCCCGCAATGTGCTCTTACACCGTCACTGCGACCAATAGATACTTCTGGCAGAAACTCGGCGTGGCTGCGCGCAACCGCGAAGTCGCGGCGCGCAAGTTCGACGCGTTCCTTCGTTCGCGCAGTTCTCAGAAGGAAGAGAAATACGAATGGAGCGAGGGCGGCAAGCTCTACCCCGAGGAGCGCTGCGACCGCGCCAGCTACCGCTACCGCTTCGATGACGACAAGGTCAAGCTGGCAGATTTCGTCGCGGCTGTGGTGGTGACCATGGTCGATAGCGGGGGGAACGGATGACATACTCAACCATCTACTGGATGCATGACGCGATGGTCGCGGCCGATGGCGTGCAAAGCGCGATCGCCTGCGACGAGGCCATACACTCGGCGCGCTCGATCGCGCGGAGCCATGGGCGCAGCGTCATTGTCGAGGATCGCGGCACGCGCGAGTGCTACCGCATCACGCCGAGCGGACGCCGCTGGAAAGCGCCCAAGAGTTGGACGCCGGAATGGGCGGCCGAGAAATGAACCTCCACCCCTTCTGGGACGTGGTCCGCAACGCGGAGAAAAAGATGGCGGAGGGCTGGACGGTTTACCAGCAATTCAATTGCGCCAAATGCGGCGCGAAGCAAACGATGCCGGACGAGGACAAGTTCTACAAACGCGGGAGATGCGAGGAGTGCGGCCACGAGACAAACATCGAAAAGGACGGCTGCAACTTCATGGCGGTCTCAGGGATGGGTAAAAAACCGCCGCCATGTTGACGTTTTTGCACACAGCGCGCATATAGGAAGTCCGGCGGGCGCCTAACCCGCCGCCAACAAAACGGAGTCGAGACCAATGACACAAGTGCATCAATTTGATTCGACCGGCGAGGCCTATGACGCCTCGCAGTGCCGAGACGACATCCACGATGGCGACGTTCTCTTCGTCCCCAGCGAGGGCGTTGCGGGGTTCCTCTACAAAGCATGGCCGGTCGCGGTGACCGAGGCCTGCGGCGCCTTCCATAGCCTCTCGCAGGGCAGCGACTGGGAGACGATGGCGCTCCAGTGGAGCAAGGAGGAGCATGTCGATTATCTCACCTCGCTGAAGCATGCGCGCATCCTCGCGGCAGGCCTCGCGAGCAAGACGGTCGAGCCGATCGCGCTCGAATATCGCAGCCTCGACGGCGTGCGCAAAACGACCGGGTTCGCGACGCTCGAAGCGGCGCGCGACTACGCCCACAAGTGGGTGGGCGAGCATCCGGAATGCACCAAGGCTTACGCCGTCAGCGATGACGGAATCGGCATGGTCAAGCCGATGCGCGGCTGCACGCTCGCGGATCTGTTCCCGGTGGGAGGTGCGCTGTGATGATGTCCTACGTCGTTACCAAAATTGTCGATGTCAAAGAGGACGGCGAGATGGTCTATTTCTGGCCGCCGGACGATTACAACACGCCCCAAGCCGCGATCGACAGGGCGGCAATCCTCGCCGAGGACGGCAGCGACGTCGCCATCTTTGTGTGTCGCGGTCGCGGTCGCAGGATAAGGCGGCTCATCTATCGCAAAAAACGCGAAGAGGCGGCGGCGCAATGACGCTCGATGAAATGGTCAAGCTCGCCGAGGAGCAGGCGCGGCGCGTCCTGATCGGCACGCGCGAGCAATTGCTGCCGAGCTGGCTCTTGGCCAGCCTCGGCGACGTTCTCATCGTCGCCACGCCGTGGGGCAACGATGACGACAAGCACCTCGTCATCCGCGCCATGCGCGAGGTGATGCAGGAGAAGCAAGTCCACGCCTACAGCATCTTGACTGAGGCGTGGATGGTTCACGAGCGCATCCCAGACGGTCAAACGGCGGACAGCTTCGAATATCGCGGCCTGCCGCCGAGGGAGCGCCCGGACCGTTTGGAGGCCGTCATGATCACGGCCGAGGACCGTTACGGCGGACATCGCAACCGGAGTTTCGAGATCCTCCGCGACAAGAAGGGCCGATGCGTTGAGCTGAAGCGGCTCGACGGCGCCGAGGATCGGATCGAGGGCATCTTCGACGGGCTTCTCGTGAAGGAGCCGCGCCAATGAGCATGATGGCGATATGCCTTGTCGTTGCCGTCGCCGCCTTTTTCGGTGCCTTCTGCGGCGCCTTTATCGGGACGATGTGGGGGACCGCCTACCGGGACATGAAGCCGACATCCAACCCCTACGCTCAACAGAAGAGCAAGGACTCGCTGTGACCCGCTCGCGGCGCATCTACGCCAAGCACAGCGGCGATCCTTGGGACCGCTTTATCACCGAGCATTGCGCGGGGCCGGACGGAAAGTTTGTCTTCGCCAAGATGGTCGAACTGTTCGACGCGCTCGACTGCGCGGAGTTCATCCCGAGCGATGGCAACAATGGGACCAAGCGCATGACCGCCGGGATTTTGCTGCGGTCAACATTCTCGGATGGCGTGCTCAACTTCAAGGATGGGACGCGCGTCATCCTGAACCTAGAGGAATCGACATGATGCGCGTCGTGAGGATGAGGCGCGGCTGGCGGCTGCGGCTCACCGACAATGAGTTTGAGATGCTGAAGACCGCCGTCAATCGCGGACTCGCCGCGCTCTCGCGCGAGGAGATCGACGCGCTGCCATTTAAGGTGCGCAAGGTTATCGACGGAGGCGGAGGCGCGAACAACGAATCTTTCCGCTGGCAGCTGCCGCATGGGCCGCTGATTCCGGACGAAGACAGGAGGCCAGCGTGAACGACGTCATTGAGACATGGTTCCGGCTGCGCGATGGCATGTTCATCGAGAACAAGACGCCGACCGGCGCGCGTCCGCCGTCTCTGCGCGATGCCTGCTACGCCTGCGCGCTGGCGGTGCGGTCGAACGCCGATACAACGCCAGAGACGATCGAGAGCTTCGTCAATGGGCTTGAGCTGGGCGCGCTGCTGGCGCTGCGCGAGGCGTGGGAAGCGCGACGGCGCTAGGCCTATTCCGGCGGCTGCCTGAAATAGAGGGCAATGATCGCAGAGAACGCCGCGACCAATGCGCCAATCATGATGTCGCCGCCCTCGCTGACTTTGCCGACAAACATATAGCCGAGCGCGCCGAGGAACGCTCCGATGATGACGAGCGCCATGAAATCGCGCACCGGCACGCGAAACGCGCTCCCCTGACGCACCGCTTGATAGGTCATCAAGCCAAGAAAGCCGACGACCAGCACGAGGGCGACGATCGACGCCGGACCAAATGGCAAAGGCTTCAGCGCTACGTCGTCCATCAGGCTGTCTCCCTCACAGCCTCCCACGGCCCAGCTATACACCAAACGCCAGCGCGGCTAGGTTGCCCGGGCAGGCTGGCGATAGCGTCCTTAAGACGTGTCCAGCGTTCCAAGCGAGACGAAGGCGGTCCGTCGTTTCCTCCTTTCGCGGCGGGCCGCTCTCACCTCCCGACAAAGAAGCGGTTGCTGCGGCTCCAGCAGTAGTCGAACAGGAGCCAAGCGGCGTTGTCCTTGCTGGTGTAACGCGAGCCGGGGATCCACTTCACCCGGCCCACCGCGACGATGCGCCGCAGGCGTTTGGTGAGCGGTCCAGACGAGGCGTTGAACAGCCAGTCTGCGCTCATCAAGAGCCAAGTCGGCGCCTGATTGGATAGGTTCTCGATGAGCGGATGGAGATCCTTGGGCCTCCCCCAGTACGGCGGATTGGTGATGAAGACCGCGTCGTCTGGCGCGTCATAGACATGCGTGCGGGCGTCAGTCGGCCAATCGTAGGCAGCGACCATAACGTGGCCTTCGTCCTTCAGGTGATAGGCCAAATGTCCCGCGCCAACGCACGGTTCGATGAACCGGGTTCCGCGCTTAAGGCAGCGCAGAAGCGGCAGCGCGGCCACGAGCGGCGTGTCGTACTTGTCTTTGGGGACTCTTTCGAAGGTCGATCGCTTGCCCAAGAAACCCCCGCCTCCGGTTGACCTTCAAGAGCACTGGCGAACCGAGCGCGCCCGCGCCGATGTCCCTCTCGACGCCGCTTGGTGCCACAGGCCTGCCCCAGACTTCATCGGCCCGCTCTGCCCGCCCGGGCAGCTATGGTTCGCCCGTGGGCGGCCTAAAGGCGCGTGGCAGATCCGGGCGGAGGAGCGGGCGCGTCATCCATCTCCCGCTGAAACTCCGCCACCAATTGCTGCGCCAGATTGACGTCGATGAAGTCTTGCGAGTTCATGCAAGTGACGCGGTGCCATGCTCTGCGCTGGCTTGGCTTTGCCGCATCGAAGGCCTTGCAGGCGAGCAAAGTCGCGCGCACGTCGACCTTGCGTGTGTCCGGATCGAACACCACAGGGCGGCAGCCGGGACAGTTCTCCGGGTCGTGGACAGGGCTTTGGAAGTCTCTCATCACCAATCCCCGGAAGCGCCGCCGCCGCCCGAAGTGCCGCCGCCCGGATCGAAGGTGGGCGAGGGCGGATCCGGCAGCGAGGATGGAGGCGAGGGGTCAGAGCTTGGGAACGTCGGCCACGATATAGGCGATGAATCATCGCTGCGGCGCGACGGCTCATCATGGGTCCGGGATGGCGCATGGCGATGGCGTCTAAGCGCCGCTGACGCCTCGGCCTCGCGGAGTCTGCGCTCCTCCTCCTCGATTGCCCGCTCGACGCGCTCGCGCTCCTTCTTCCGGCGCCACCATTCGATCAGCGGTTCATGCATCACTTCATTCCCCACCACTTCTTCATGCAGGCGTCACAGAACTGGGCGGCGTGGCCGTCCTCCTTCCACATCATCAACGGAACATCGCCTTCGCGGATGACCGCCGAGCAATAGGAGCACAGCGCCGATCGCGGCGAGTCCGGGCGGCCCCACGTCACATGGTTCCAGTCGAACCCTTCTTTCGGCTCCAAGCTCATAGGATGTCCACGTCTACGAACTCGACCATCTTGAGCCGCTGCGCGATTTGACCGGCAGCGAACTCCCACTTGTGCTTGTCCCAGAATCCGCGACAGCAAACGTCCTTCGAATGGTGGCAGACACGATAGCCTTTGAAGCCGCCGTAGCGGTCACGGACGTCGTTCTCCAGCTTCTCGATGTCGAGCGGCGTGTCCTTCCGATAGATGCACGTCGCGCACCGCCGCCTCTGGACCTTGAAGCCCATCACTGGCGGACGTCGGTTGGCGGCTCCGGGATCGGCGGCTGCGGCGCCGGGGGCGGGGGCGTCATCGCGTTGTTGGTGATTGCCCATGTCATGCAGGCGAGCCCGCCGATCATGTCGGTTTGCGGCCGAGCGCCGAAATGCCACTTCCAGCCAACGACTCCGGTCGGATCCACCCACATGACGGCGAAGGCGGCGATCTTGGCGTCGTGTGCGCGCTTCAGAACTTCCTCGAAGGCCTCGACCGAGCGCGGAAACGGATGGGCCTGTGCAGTGATCGATTCGTCGTTCATCGGATTACCTTCTTGTTGACGAGTTGGCGGTAAAGCTCCGGATTGTCTTCGCGCGCATCGACGAAACTGTCCCCGCCGCGCAATTTCTCCGCCCGATAGAGCGCGTAATCGCGGTCGATCACCGCCACGAGAAAGTCGAGCGCCGCATGGGCGTCCGCTTGCGCCTTGCCCTTGAGGAGACCATTGCGGATGATGTCGAGGCAAAACTTGAGGTGCTTGCGATCGTCATCGTTTAGGTCCTGCTTCCGCTGCGCGGACTTCCGCGAGAAAAGACTCGGCGGCTCGCCGCGCCGCCCGATGTACTTGTCGGCGACTTTCCGCATCGCCAGCTTGTGGGTTTCCAGCTCGACGTCGGGCCTCAACTTCTCCCTCCTGCTTGTAGGCGCTCATCAGTTCGATGGTGGCGACGAGCACAGGATCCCCGGCGACATCGACGACCTCCTCGTCGTTTAGGTCGCGCAGGCTCATGTCGTCGTTGTAAGCCATGACGTGACGGCAGCTAAGACAGACGGTGACGTCGCCGCCTCGCGGGCCGCGCCTGTCGAATCCGATCATTGACGCGGCGTCGAGAAGCTCCCCGCAATTCGTGCAGGGCGATGCGGCGTGGCGCGTGACCTTGACGCCGAGGCGCGGCTTAGTGCGTCGTTTCCGGGATTTCTTGCTCATCCGACTCTCTTTTAATTTGCATGCCCACGCTGACCATGAAGCTCGCCCAGCCTGCCTTGTCCCAGCCAAACGTCGCCATGCATTGGTCGTTTCCATCGAGAAGGACCGCCTTGTAGGCGCCGCAGCCGCACGGGCAGAGTCCAACCCACGCGACGTCGGATGCTTGCGGAACGCCGCGACCGCTGCCGCGCGCTCGTCTCTTCTTAGCCATGTCAGAACTCCAAGTCGGTCACCGGCTCCGTATCCTCCGCCTCCGCCTTTGGGGTTGGTTGCGTGTGCGGGAACGCCCGTAACGGCTTGCCAGTCCAGTAGACGTAGGACGCATTGTCATGGCGCGTCATGCCGAGGATGCCGAGCGCTTCGAGATCCTCGCGCATGCGCTGAATCCGCTTCTTCAAGGTCTCGCGCCAGCGCTTGTCGGCGAGCGCCGCCTCGGCGGTCGTTTGCTGGTCCGGAGTCAGCGCGTCGGACGGGCTCATCTCGGCATAGATCCGCTTGACGTCTTCCCAAGAGGCCAGAGAACGCACAGAGGCGGGCACTGACAGCTCTCGCGGGACCGGGACGCCATACCGGCGCTCCGCGTCGAAGAACGCCTGCATGAAGCCTTCCTGCGCCTTGTTGAGCCGATAGCCCTTCAATTCCTCCTCGCGCCGGACCGCCTCCTTTTCCCCGACCGGCAAACAGACACAGCTGGTGATTTTTTGCCCCTCCTCGTCCGAGCCGATCGTGATCTGCATCAGCTCGAATTTCATCGTCTTGCCGTCCTCGTCGTCTTTTTGCTTGTCCAGCTTGACGGTCCGGATGCCGGTCTCCTCCTCGCGCTCGACAAGCATCACTTGCCCCACGTTGGCGTAGACCGAGGTGTGGCCGCGCAGCTTGCCGCCAGCCGCATTGAGGTGATGGACGAGCATGACGTGGCAGGCGCAGCGCTCAGCGATCCGCGCGACATTGCCGAGCACGGTGCTCATGTCCCGGCCGCTGTTCTCATCGGCGCCCGGAGTCGCGGTCGCCAACGTGTCGATGATGACGAGGCGCAGCGGGACGTCGAGCGCCTTGGCGTGGGCGATAATCTCCTCGATCAGAGCGTCGACCTCGTCCGAGCTGTGGTAGATGTCGATTGGCCGCTGCAAGAGGACGAAGGGCGTCTCCCGCGTCCAGATCCGGCCGTGATGCTGGCGCCATGCGCGCAGCCGCTTCTTCACTCCGATGGCTCCCTCGCCTGCCTGATAGACCACGGCGCCGTGCCTGACCTTCAGGCCGAAAACCGGGCGCGCTTCGGCGACGCACAAGCCGATTTCGAGGGCGAAAAATGACTTGCCCGAGCGCGAGGCCCCGGCGACCACCGAGACGTCATTGCAGGCGACCCAGCCTTGCACGAGCCAGTTGTGTTCGGGTCCGGGGTCGTCGAGCTGATCCAAGTAAAGCGCTCCAAATTTCGATTTGACCGTTTCCTCGAAAATCCAAGCGACGCGCTTGAAGAAGTCTTCTGCCGATTCGATGCCGAGCGGATGCTCAAGGACCAGCGGCGCGTTCATTGCTCATCCTTTCGGGCCAGCTCGCGGAGGAGGTAATCGTTGTAATCGGAGCCGGTCGGCGGCCACGAGATCTCGACCTGAAGGCCTTGGGCCACCCAGCGCTTCGCGGCGGTGTGATAGTGCGCGGCGGTCGCGAACGGTTCGGAATCGTTGTCCGCGATGATGATCACGGATCGGATGCCCTGCGGCAGGATGACGCCCGGGTTCTTGGCGTCCGGCTTGCCATTGGCCATGCGGCGCGGGCGCCCTTCCGGATCGATCAGCGTCTTGTGCGCCATATGGCCGGTCGAGCGGCCGGAGAGATTCCCGAGATCGACCGCAGCCGCGAGCATCACCTCTTCCGGGCCGAGCCCGAGCGCATGCCACGCCAGCGCGTTCTCCCAGCCCTCGGATATCGCTATCGTTTCGGCTGGCCTTCCGAGCCGGATCAGGCCGCCTTGCTTGCGGCCGCGAATTTTCTTCGGCGCGTTGCGTGGGCTCCCGGTTGGCGTCCACTTTCTCGGCTCCTTGGGGTCGAGATAGGTCTGCGAAATACCGATAACTTCGCCTGCGAAATCGCGAATTATCGCGATGAGAGCGGGCACCGTAGCGAGGTGAACTGGCTCGTTTGAGCCGTTATCTCCGAAGCCCCAGAAATCTAGCATTTGCACGAAACGCAAGTCGCCGGTCAAGGGGCGCGGCGGGCTGAGTCCCCGCTGTTCACGCAAATAGGCCTCGGCATGGGTCCCCCAGATCGGCACCGCGCGCTTGATGACGTCGGAGACCTTCGCCTCGTCGGCCGCCGCCCTTTGCTCCATCGCGGCGCGCTCTTCAGCCTCGCGGCGCGCGTATTCCTCCGCCCGGGCCTTGTACGCGATCTGCCGCTTCTTCCGGTCTTCGGCGGACTCGTCGCGGGTCCGGTCAGGCCTTGACTGCCCGGTGATCCGCTCGACCGCCTCGACGAAATCGCAGCCACAGACATGCATCACCAGCTTGATGCCGTCGCCTCGGCCGTCTTCGGACCCTCTGCAATTGAAGACGCGCTTTTGCTGATTTACCGCGAAGCGGTCCTTGCCGCCGCAAGTCGGGCAGGGGCCGATCCACTCGACCCCTTCGCGCTTGAGGTGAGCGCCAAACTCCGCCGCGACCTCATAGATGTCGCGGGCTTTGGCCGACTCAATCCAATTCGTCCACTCTGCATTGCTCGCGCGCGCCATGTCGGTCCGCCTCCCGAGTTGGGCGCCAGTTGTTTTAGCGTTTGATCCGTTCCAGCATCTCCTCGCGGCTGATCTCTCCGCGCAAAAATTCCTTGACCGCTTTCCGGTCGAACACTTGAGTTGGCGCGCGCACGCGGCGCGGCGCCGGAAGATCCGCCTGCTTCCGCGTCAGCGCGCGCCGTCCATAGTCCCAGATCTCTTTGGGTAGGGTCATTGGAACGCGCCTACGAACGACGCCATCGCCTGCTTGGCGATCTTCTGGACCCACTCCGGGCGCCTTTCGGGGTCCCGCTGCCATTCGCCGACAATATGGGTGAAAATGTCCGCCGCCGCCTCGACGGCGACAACCCGCTTGAGCTGGTCCTTGCCCTCGGCGGACCGGCTGTAGAGGAGGTCGTTGGTCTCGAAGCCCGTGCGCAGCCCGTGGGCGCGCTCGATGAGAACATCGCGGATGAAGCAGAGCATCCGCTCGCGCTTCACGTCCTTGGTATCGGCCGCCGCATTTAATATGTCGCTCATGCGCTGCGCCTGAACGGGACGACCGTGGCCGCCTGCTTGTGCATCATTTTCGAAACCGGGTGCGCGAGCGTTGGGGAATTGGCGACGCAGGCGAACCACCAGATGGCGCCCGCGTCCGCCTCGTCGTCGGTCATCGGATTCCAGCCGAGCAACCGGCACATGGCCCGCGCTCGTTTCTTGGCCTCGACGCGCTTGAGCCGCCCATGGCCCAAGAAGGGCTTGCGGGCCGCGCTGACAAGCACCGGATGGACAGGGATGCCCTTAAGCCGCGCAGCCGAGCCTAGGATCATGTAAAGCCCGTTGAGGCGCACAAGCGTGGTCCGCGTGGTCTTGCCGGTCGAGCCCTCGAAGCTCAGCGGCTCTTCGATCCAGAGCTGGTCCGGACGATCATCAGTCAACCTATGGGCGATCCACTTCAAGGCGCGGGCGCCGACTTCGAGGTGGCTATCCCCACTATCCCCGAAATTCACAGTCTCGAAGGTTGGGGTTCCACCCGGCTCGCCAGAACAAACGCCGGACTGGGTCGCCGCATCGATGGCGAGTATCTTCGGCCCGGGCATTGCGGCCTGCTAATCGACAGGGGGGCCGGAATAGTCCTCGGAAGGGGCCTCGTCGCCGACCAGCTCGCTGAGCGGATCCCGCCGCTTGGGGGGCTCACGGGATCTGCGGGGCTTGCGCTCGCTGTCCGCCTTCGCGGCCTCCATGGCGGCTCTGCCGAGCGGGGAATCGACGAAGGTCCCGAGCTGCGATTGGAGCCGGTCGAGCGCGGTCTGGGTGACGTCGTCCAGCTCGTTTTCGAGCTGTTCCATCTTGCGCAGAAATTCGCGCTGTTTGACCGTGATCTTCAGGGCCTTCTTGTCGAAACCCTTGGTTTTGACCGCGTCTTCGATCGTGTCCTTAATCGCCTCGTGCAGCGGCTTGCAGCGGTTCATGTAGAGGGATTTTTCCGCCTTCAGGTCGGACATAAACC